AAACTGCCTGGCACCACGACGCTGTCTACCTCAGATCGACGTACACGCTCCCCCGGGACAACGCCCGGGACTCCGGCGTCGAGGCTTCCCCGGACTCGACGCCGTCCGGGGCGTAGACCAGGACCCGATCGTCGTCAGGGTCCTTGAGCGCCGTAGCGACCTCGGAAGCCCAGCACCTCCAGTCCTCGATCACGACTCGGCGCCCCGCCGCCGGGACTCCCTCAGCTGACGCGAGCTCCTCCCGTAGCTCGCTGAGCTGCTCCTCGGCGGACTGAACCAGCGCTACAGCGCTCGCGAGCCCTGCCTCCAGGCGGACGATGCCCCTGCGGAGTCTGGCGATGTGCTGGCGGTCCCTGCTCATGGTGGCCTCCCCTGCTCGTAGTGTCCTGACAGGGGAGTTAACGTCACGGCGCGCCCAGACCTTAATAGCCCCCGGTGATGATGTGACCTGCGCGAACGGGTTACTGTGCTCTTGTGCCACCCGTTGGCGCGCTCCCAGTTCTGTGAGACCCGTGAGGGGGTAGCCCAGTCATGCCCGACGCCAGTCACAACCAGCTCAAAACGTATTGGACGAAGGGTAAGGGCCTCGCGAAGTGGGCGCCGAAGCCCCATCCGTGGACGACCTTGCTCCACCACCTGGAGAAGTACCTCGAACCGGAAAGGGCGAGGCGCGTGACGACTGAGTGGTACCACGAGGTGTTCGGGGACTACCCGGGGTCCGACACTGCCCGAGTCCGCCAGGGAAAACCACCCAGGGGGAAACGCATCGGACCTGGGTGAGCTGCGAACGTACACCGGTGACATCACGCACGCACGGCAGCCGGGCGCTGCCCCTCACGGCCGGGAGCCACGAGGATGACTCGTTCCACCCCCTGGCAGGACTCCGAGACACGCCGGCTGCGGGCCCTCCACGGGCGCGGTTACTCACTCTGTGAGGTCGCTCGGCGGATGGGCCGCCAGAAGTCCACGGTCTCGCTCCACGCTAAGAAACTTGGCCTCGGGTGGAACCGTGAGCGTACGCAGGCAGCGACGTCAGCGAAGCAGGCTGATAACCGTGCCCGGCGCGCTGAGCTCCTGGAGTGGCTCACGGAGCGTGCCCTCGTGACGACGCGGCGGCTGGACTGTGAGCCGTTCGTCACCTGCACGAGGACCCCGAACGGCACCATAACGAACACGTTAGAGTATGTCCCGGCCGACGATGAGATAACGCTCATAAAAGCCATAGCTGCTGAGGTCGCAGCTATTGAGCGGATCGCTAAGATCGACGGAGATCGGTCTTGCGACGAGGATAGGTCTGTCCTGGCCAGGCTCCGGGAACGACTGTCAGAAGCCCGCGATAGTCTCAGCGGTGAGACGTGACATGGTCTGATGATCTGGACCTTCCCCTTAGCAGCAAGCAGATAGATTTTTTTCTGGATTCGACGGCTCGAATCAACATTTCTGAGGGGTCGGTCCGGTCCGGGAAAACCGTTGTCTCGTTGTTCCGGTGGCTCGAGTACTTAGTTGACCCGCCATCGGGCGAACTTATCGTCATCGGGAAGACCAGGGACACGGCGTACCGGAACCTTTTCCGGCCCCTCATGGACCGTTCGCTGTTCGGGAGTATCTCCAGTCAGGTTGATTACCGGCAGGGCGCTCCGACAGGGAGAATCCTGGGTCGGACAGTGCACGTCATCGGCGCGAATGACGCGGTCGCTGAAACGAAGATCCGCGGCATGACGGTTGCTGGGTGCCTCGCGGATGAGGTGACGCTGCTTCCTGAGTCGTTTTTCCGTCAGACTCTCGCGCGGATGTCACCGCCGGGGGCGAAACTTTTCGGGACAACGAACCCGGACAACCGGCGCCACTGGCTGAAACGGTGTTTCCTGGACCGTGAGAGTGACCTCGATTTGAGGTCGTGGCATTTCACGCTCGACGACAACAAGGCCCTACCGCCGTCCTACGTCGCTAATCTGAAGGCCGAATACACGGGCCTGTGGTACAAGCGGTTCGTTTCCGGGTTGTGGGTCAACGCCGAGGGCGCTATCTATGATTCTTTCGACGAGGACAGAATCGTCGAGGACGAGATACCGCGGATCACCTCCTGGGTCGGGATCGGAATCGACTACGGGACCACGAACCCTTTCGTCGCGCTCCTCGCTGGGATCGGGAAAGATGGGCGGCTCCACGTCATTTCCGAGTGGCGGCATGACTCGCGAACGGCTCACCGCCAGCTCACGGACCCCGAGTACGCAGAAGCGATCCGGGGGTGGCTGTCCTCCCTGAGCGTCCCGGGCCTTCACGAGGGCCTCGGGCTGGAAATCGTCGTGGACCCGTCGGCGGCGTCGTTCACCCAGCAGCTATGGCGTGACGGGTGGTCACCGACGAAGGGGCGGAACGCGGTCCAGGACGGTATCCGCGCCGTAGCAGGGCTAATCGCGAAGGACGCGCTGCGGATCCACCGGTCCTGCAAGGGCCTCCTCGACGAACTCGCCGGGTACGTGTGGGACGACAAGGCGCTGCTCCTGGGAGTTGAGCAGCCACTGAAGGTCGATGACCACGGCCCGGACGCCCTCCGGTATCTGACCGCCACCACTATCTGGTCCTGGCGTGACCAGATCCCAGCATTGACAGCAGCGTGACCAGGGAGGAGGAACCACCATGCCACTACCAAGGCCGGGGAAAACCCAGTGGCCACCAGCAGCGAACACGGCGACGCAACGGCGGTACGAGGAGCTCTCAGCGTGGTTCGCCGGCGACCCTGAGACCCTGTCCGACCTGTATGGGGGAGCCCGCGGGTCGATCCCTGATGTGAGGTACCGGGTGGGTCAGTTCCGGGGCGGCTTGGTGGGGACGGTTTCACGATGGTTCTGGGGGGCACCGCCACCGACGGGTGAGCTGAGGTCGAAGGCTCACATCCCGGTCGCGTCGGATCTGGCGACCCTGTCGGCTGATCTGTTGTTCTCTGAACCGCCGAAGGTCACGTTCGAGGATCCTGGTGCCCAGGCCCGCGCCGATGAGATCACGGATCGTGCCGGTGTTCATGCGACGTTCGTGGAAGCTGCCGAGGTTACTGCTGCTCTCGGTGACGGGTGGCTCACGGTCGCGTGGGACGCGGAGACCCGTGATTACCCGTGGATCCGCCCGGTTCACGCAGACTCGGTTGTCCCGGAGTGGGGTTCCGGTGTTCTCACGGCTGCCACGGTGTGGACGGTCCTGGAGAGCGAGACGGGCGGGCCGGTGTGGCGGCACCTCGAACGCCACGAGCCCGGGAAGATCCTCCACGGCTTGTACCGGGGGACGGCGTCCGAGCTGGGGGCATCGGTGGACCTTGCGTCGAGGGAGGAGACGTCGAGGCTCGTCCCGGAGACGTTGACGGGTATCAGCCGGGTGCTGATCGTGCACGTCCCGAATCTGCGGCCGAACCGCCTGGAGCGGTGGTCGCTGCTGGGCCGGTCGGATTTTTCTCCGGCGACGCTGGGGCTGATGGACTCTCTCGACGAGGTGTGGACGTCCCTGGTCCGGGAGTTCCGGCTGGCGAAGGCCCGCGCGGTGATCACTGAGGATGCGTTGCGTCCTCTGGGGCCCGGGCGGGGGGCTACCGCCGACATCGATCGTGAGATTTTCGTCCCGCTGCGCGTCAACCCTGAGACGGTCACGGACCCGGTGCGCCTGATCCAACCGCTGATCAGGGTCGATGAGCACATTCGGGGTGCGACGGCCCTGCTGGAGCAGGTGTGTCGGTCTGCCGGGTACACGGCGGCGTCTTTCGGTGGGACCGGTAGCAGCAGTGTCGCTCTGACGGCGACCGAGGCACGACAGCGTGAGGTGCTGTCGTACCGGACACGGGACAAGAAGGCGCTCTACTGGGCCTATGGTCTTCGCGAGATCTTCGAGCTGCTCCTCGCCGTGGACCGGGAGGTTTTCGGGACGCGGACGGTCGAGGGCCGTCCCACGGTCGAGCTGGGGGACGCCGTCGTGGAGTCCACGGACACTGTCGCAGCGACCCTGACACAGCTCACTCAGGCCCGCGCGGCGTCCACCGAATCGAAAGTAAGGATCTTGCACCCTTCGTGGGACGACGGGACTGTCCGTGAGGAAGTCGAACGGATCTACGCCGAGGAGGGCCTCGGCCCGGTCCCGGATCCTGAGCAGGTGGCCCGGGGTGAGCAGTCCTGACCCTGAGGTGACGGCCGGCGAGACGACGTTACTGCCGCGGTAAAGAACCGATCACGGCCTGGGTGGGGCTGGACCCTGCTCAGCCCTCTGACGCACCAGGAGTGCCGATGCCCATCGAAAACAATGACCCTGCCGTGGACGACCGGGGGACGCTGGAAGAACAGGAAACCGGTAGCGCTGACGGTGACAGGACCGGCGGCGGGACCGGCGGCGGGACCGGCGGCGGGACCGGCGGCGGGACCGGCGGCGGGACCGGCGGCGGGACCGGCGGCGGGACCGAGGCTGAGCTCGGTGACAGGACCGGCGACGGGCCCGGCGACGGACCGGAGGATGAGGGCGCTGACGGTGAGACCACGGAACCACAGGACGTGTCGTCGCTCCCAGGTTGGGCACAGAAACTCCTGAAGAAAACCAGGGACGAAGCTGCCAAGGCCCGTACTGCTGCGAAGCAGAAGGTCCTCGACGAGGCCGAAAACGACCGGCTGAAAGCCGTCGAAGAAACGAAAACATCCGTCACCAAGGCCGTCATGAAAGCCCTCGGTCTGGACAATGACGAAGAGGAAGAACTCACCCCTGAACAGGTGATCAAAAAGATCAGCACTGAGCGTGACGAAGAACGAAGAGCACGCGAGGAAAGAGATTCGAAGTACCGGGATCTTCTCGTGGAAGTCGCCGTGCAGGACGCGGCGAACATGCACGGCGCTGACCCGTCGAAACTCCTCGACTCTCGCGGGTTCATGAGCAAACTGAAAGACCTGGATGTTGACGACGACGCCTACCGCGTCGCCGTCGCCGCAGCGGTCCAGGAGGCCGTCACGGAGAACACCAGTTTCCGGGTAGAGCAGAAGCCCAGGCCACCGGCAGTGAGCGGCGGGACCGCCCCCACCGGGGTCAAGGGCAAGCCCCTGGAAGACATGACCGTCGAAGAGCTGCGGAAAGCAGGATTGCACCGCAGCTCCTGACCTGAAGGAACACGATGACAAACACGTTCTTGACCCCTACCCTCGTCGCGCGTCAGGCGCTCGCCACACTGTACGAGAACACCGTCATGGTCCCTCTCGTCGATCGTAATTACGATCAGGACTTCCAGGGCAAGCAGGGTGCCACCGTCAACGTCCGGGAGCCCACGACCTTCGTCGCGGAGGACTTCGACAGGTCCGTTGGTATCAGTATCCAGGACGCGACCGAGGGAACCGTCCCGGTCGTCCTGAATCACCTCGCTGACGTTTCATTCGCGGTCACGACCGAGGAACTCACGTATTCCATCCAGGATTTCGCGCAGCAACTCCTGAACCCGGCCTGCGAAGCCCTCGCGCAGAAAATCGACCGCGACCTCCTCGCAGCAAGGGACGACATCGCGCAGGAAGTCGGCGTTGCCGGCGAGACCGTGACGGGCCTCGCGGGAACCAACAAGTACGACGCTGACGACCCGAAGGTTCTGATCGACGCCGGGCGGGTCCTGGATCAGCGGAACGTCCCGCCGTCGGACCGTAACGTCGTCGTCGGCCCGGCGACGGCTGCTGACTGGCGCGGTGACGACCTCCTGAGCCGCGCCGACGCGAGGGGCGACACCGACGGCCTGAAGAACGCGTCGCTGGGCCACCGGCTGTTCGGGTTCCAGCCGTACCAGTCGCAGAACGTCACGGATGACCCCGAGGTCGGCCTGGCGTTCCACCGGACCGCCATCACCCTCGTGACCCGTCCCCTGGCGCTCCCGAAGGGCGCTGCCAACGCCTCGTATGAGTCGTACAAGGGCCTCGGGCTGAGGGTCGTTTTCGACTACGACCAGACGTACAAGCAGGACGTCGTCTCGGTGGACTGTCTCTACGGCGTCAAGACGATGGACGCCAACCGGGCGTGCCTGATCACGGCTGGTGTCTCCTGAGGTGAAGCCGAGTGACCTGGTGGTGGCCGTCCCGATGCTGGGGCGGCCCCACCACGTCGCGCCTCTCCTGGACTCCCTGGATGGGGCAGCGCCAGGGTGCCGCGTCGTTTTCGCGTGCACTCCGGGGGACGACGAGGTGATCTGTGAGGTGAGTGCTGCCCGCCGTGAGCTGGTCCTGGTCCCTCGCCGTCCCGCAGGTGACTACGCGCGGAAAATCAACGCGGTGGTGGAAGGCACGCGGGAGGCCCTGGTTTTCCTCGGGGCCTCAGATCTCCGGTTCCACGAGGGGTGGTTCGAAGCAGCCACAGCACTTCTCCGGCCCGGGATCGGCGTCGTCGGCACGAACGATCTCGGGTCGCCCAGAGTGATCGCCGGGGATCACTCGACGCACTCGCTGGTGACCCGCGAGTACACGACCCGGGGGACTATCGACGACCCGCGCGTGCTCCTCCACGAGGGGTACGTCCACGAGTATGTGGACGACGAGTTCGTGCGGACTGCGCAGCTCCGGGGAGCCTACGTGCACGCCCACGGCTCGCATGTTGAGCACCTCCACCCGGACTGGGGGAAAGGGCAGATGGACAGCACCTACGCCGGGCAGCGTAGGCGGATGCGGCGGGGCCGTGTCCTGTACGCGAGGAGACGACACCTGTGGGAGACGCCGTGAGCACCGGGATCGGAGTCGTCATCCCGATTTTCGGTGATCTGAAGGCGTGGAGGCCGAGAGCAGCCCGCGCAGCGGCGTCCGCCGCTGCTGCTGGAGCCGACCAGGTCGAGGTCGTCGAGGCCAGCACTCTCCACGACGCGCGGAACACCGGGCTCGCGCGCCTGGGCCAGGACTGGGTCGTGCATCTCGACGCCGACGACGTCATGGACCCCGGCTACCTGGGGAAAGCGAGAGCCTCGATCAGCGCGTCTCCGGGCGTTGACGTGCACGTCCCCTACGTCCGGTATTGGCGTGGCAACGTCGCCGGTGACCGGTCGCAGCTGACAGTCTCCGGTCACAGCCACGAATGCCGACAGGAATGTCTTCCTTCCGGCAACTACGTGGTGGTCGGGGCCCCTGCCAGGGTCCAGCTCCTCCAGGACATCGGGGCCTGGCGCGACTGGCCGATCTATGAGGACTGGGACCTGTGGCTCAGAGCACACCTCACCGGCGGGGTCTTCGCCTGGTTCCCGGGAACCTACGACGCCTATCGCCGCCCGGGTTCAAGGAACAGGGCGGGCCGCCAGGTCGGAACCACGGTCCACCGCCAGATCGCGGCGTCCTGCGGGGTGTCGTGATGTGGGCTGTAGCTGGGCCGCCACGATCCGGCACCACGATGATGCTGGAGGCCGTTGCCCTCTGGACGCCGCTGCGTGTCAGGTGGGACCTGAGCACCGAGTGGGCATCGAGGTCCCAGGTGCGTCCTGAGCCGTTCCTGGAGATCCAGCCGTCGCGGCTGGGTGAGGCGGGACAGGATGAGGTCGTGAAGATCCTCGACCCGGCGCTTCCAGTCGAACCAGTAAGGGTGATCATCATGCGTCGTGACCCGGGCCAGGTCGCGGCCTCGACGACGAAGATGCTCAACCAGCTGCCAGCCAGAGCGGTGGAGAAACGCTACGCCGGGCTCCTTCGCCGGTTCGGCAACCGCGCTGACGTCATCCACTACTCGGATGTCGCTGGGCGTGACCCGAGGTCGCTGGGCGGCGTATTCGCGTCCCTCAGGAACAGCGGTTGGCCGGTACGTGACACCCCCTGGCCTGCCCTGTCAACGAGGGGCGTTTCGTGAGCGTCGCACTGGTGGCGCTGTCTGACGGGCGACCAGGAGTCTCCGAGGCGATAGCGTCCCTCAGCCTCCTCCGGGGCGGCCCAGTGACCGAATATTGGTTCCATGACGACTCCGGTGATACCGGTTTCCGACGGTCCCTGATGGATGTCTACCAGGGGTGGTCGCATCTCGGGTACGGCCCACGTCGGGGGTTCACGGGCATGATGCGGCACGTTCGCGGTGTCCTCGCTAAGAGGACTAAGGCAGACCACATTTTCTGGTTCGAGACCGATTTCACGCTGACGCGCACCGTGGACCTCGACGACATGGCCAGGGTCCTCAACGAACACCCTGACCTGGTGCAGCTGGCGCTCCGACGGCAACCCTGGTCCGCGCCGGAACTCGCAGCCGGTGGCGTCATCGAGCAGTGGCCGTTCGCCTACACCGACCAGTCCGACGGAGACCTGACCTGGCTGGAGCACCGCCTGTACTGGACGTGTAACCCGTCCCTGTTCCCGCGCCGGATCCTCGACGTCCCCTGGCCTGAGCAGAAGGGATCCGAGGCTGCCTTCCGGTTCGGTGTCCTCGCCGACCCGGCGGCGAGAGCCGGCTATTGGGGACCGCGAGATACTGGCACGTGGTGTGTCCATTCGGGCACCCGGACCGGAAAAGGATATTGATGATCCCCCTGCTCCCCGAATCCACGTGGACCGCGCCCCGGCCTGACTGCCCGTACCCTGACCTGTGGCATGCCACGGACGACCTCGCTACCGAGGTTGAGGTCGCCGAACTCGTGGCGGCGATGGCTGTGGCGCTCCGGCCCGGGGTCGTTGTCGAGACCGGGGCTCACATGGGGACCACGACGCTCCGCGTGGGCCGGGTCCTCGCTGACGCCGGGCGCGGGGTCCTCCACGCTCTGGAGATCGACCCGGCGCGTGCCGAGCAGACCCGTGAGGCTTGCGCGGCCGAGGACCTGCCCGTGACCGTGCACTGCGTGGACTCCACCGAGTGGTGCCCACCGCCTGGTGACATCGACCTTCTGTGGCTGGACTCCGAGCCGCACCTCAGGGCCGCCGAGCTGCTGCGCCTAACCCCGTGGATGACCCCCCGGACCGTGATCGGCATCCACGACACCGGCCCGCAGCACATCACCCGGGGGTTCATCGACGACCTGGAACGTCAAGGCGTGATCCGGCCACCCCTGTATCTCCCGACTCCTCGGGGCGTGGCCTGGATGATGCTCGTCGGCTCGGGGCAGGGGCACGCCCGATGACGTACAACAGGGCTTTCTACGACACGATCCGCCCCGGCATACAGGCTTCTGCTGGGCCGGTCCTCGATGCCCTCTACAAGGACGTGCTGGGCCTGGAGTTCCCGCGGCGTGTTCTCGACGTGGGCTGCGGTGAGGGCTGGTGGGCCTCGGAGTGGGCCGCCCGCGGCGCCGAGGTCGTCGGAGTCGATTCCGGGGAGATCCCGCCCTACGCGCTCGCCCCCGGTTTCGGGTTCCGGAGCCTCGACCTCATGGACCCCACGTGGGCTGATGGCCTGGGACGGTTCGATCTCGTGTCCTGCCTGGAGGTCGGAGAGCACCTTCCCTCCACGCGGGCTGCCGGACTCGTGGCGGAGCTGGGCACGCTCACCGACACCGTTCTGTGGTCTGCTGCCATCCCGGGGCAGGGCGGGACCGGGCACCTGAACGAGGCGGCGCCGAGGATCTGGGCCGACCTCTTCGAAGCAGAAGGGTTCTCCGTATCGGGAGCCCTCCGCTGGATGATCTGGGAAGACAGCCGGATCGAAAACTGGTACCGGCAGAACCTCCTGTACGCGACCAGGCACCCGGATGACGAGCCGTGGATGTTCACGGGCCCTCACACCAAGCCGTTGCACGTCGTGCACCCGGTCCTGTTCAATGCCAGGCGGGCACGGTGACGGCGTTCGGGGTATCGATGGTCCTGGACGAGGCCGACGTCATCGAGACCACGGTCCGTCATCTGGTCTGGCACCTCGACGGCCTGATCATCGCGGACAACGGGTCCACGGACGGCACCCGGGAAATCCTGGACCGGCTGTCCCGAGAGCTACCGCTGACGGTCCTCGACGACCCGGAGCCCGGCTACTACCAGTCGGCGAAAATGACCCGTCTCGCCGGGCTCGCCGCCGAGAAGGGTGCCGACTGGGTCGTCCCGTTCGACGCTGATGAGCTGTGGGTACCACTCGCCTCAGGGATAAGGCTTTCCCGGCTCCTTAGCTGGAGGAGCGACGCCGGGGACCGCGTCCTCTACGGCGACGTGATCAACCACTACTGTGCCCTGGCTACCCCGGAACACCCGGACTACTCGGATCTCGGCCTGTGCTGGCCCGATTTCATGCCGTGGAAGGACCCGCGTCCGGGGCTCCTCCCTAAGGTCGCGATCCGCTGGGAGGACGGCGCTGTCATCGAGCAGGGAAACCACGGCGTGAAGCTCGGCTCAGGGGTTCTCCCCAAGCCCGGGACCCGACGTTTCTTGGAAGTCCGGCACTTTCCGTACCGGTCGCCTGAGCAGTTCGAGCGGAAGGCCAGGAACGGGGCAGCAGCGTACGCTGCTGCCCCCGATCTGCCTGCCGATTTCGGAACGCACTGGCGCGCCTACGGGCGGATCCTCAACGAGGGCGGCCCTGAGGCTCTCCGCGCCATCTGGGACGAGCATTTCCTGTACCGGGACACCACGGGCCTGATCTATGACCCTGCCCAGGTCGGGGGACGCTGAATGCGGGACGTGGCCGTCGTCATCCCCTGGGCCAGCACTGGGGACCCGCATCGTGACCGGGCGTTCGAGCGCGTGAAAACGTGGTGGGGACGTCTCGCCCGCGAGGACCGGTCCCGGCGGTGGCGTGTCATCGTCGCCGATACCACGGGCGTGACCCCGTGGGTTAAAGCCGCCGCTGTCAACGCGGGGGCTGCCCTTACTACCGATGGTGTCCTCATTGTCGCTGACGCTGACGTCTGGACTAACGGCGTCAGCGATGCCCTCGACGCCGTCTCCTCGGGGGCCGCGCGGTGGGCGGTCCCCCATCTCCTCGTGCACCGGCTTGACGAAGCATCGACCAGGGCAGTCCTAGACACCGACGTCCTCGGCGGTGTCCTCTGCCGCCGCCCTTACGGCGGGGTCGCTGGCGGCGGGATCGTTGTCCTCCGACGTGAGGACTACAACATGGTCCCGTTAGACCCTCGTTTCCTCGGCTGGGGACAAGAAGATCAAGCCTGGGGCACGGCGCTCACCGGGATCCTGGGCCTGCCGTGGCGCGGGTCGGCCACGCTGTGGCACCTGTGGCATGAGCAGCAGCCCAAGATGACTCCCTCACGAGGGTCAAAAGACGGATGGACGCTCGTGTCCCGGTACTGGCGGGCGGCGAAGAACCCGCCTGCCCTCCACGCGATCATCGCCGAGACCCGGTCCGGTACGCCCCTGGAACACCACGAGGAGACACCCATCATGACCACCTGGAGATACCGGAACCGCAACACGGGGCAGATCGTAAACTCAGTAGTCCGCCGTGACCGTCTGGAACGGCTCCCGAACTGGGAAACCATCGCCGAACCCGGCACGGTCCCCGCCCCCGCGGTACCGGCGCCGGCAGCAGCAGCACCAGCGCCAGCGGCACCGGCGACGGTCACTGTCGTCGAGGAGACTACGCCGGTCCCGGCGCTCCAGGTCGCGGCCACGGGGACCGTGGCAACGCCGGACCCTGCGCCAGCTGCTAAGACCGAGGACCAGCAACGCCAGCTGCTCATCACCGCTGGCATCCCGAAGTCCTACGCGTCCAAGGGGGAATGGGTCGAGGCCGCGCTCGCGCTCGGTGTCGAATCCCCGGAGACCAAGACGAAGGCCGAACTGATCGAGGAGGTCCGGCGGCGTGCCGGTTTCCCCGAGTGACGTCGATGAATATGTGACGTCTCCCGAGGGTGATGCTGAGCCCGGTACTGTCCCAGCCCTGTACGCAGTGTTCCTAACGGTGCTCCTGGCGTGGCTGGCGTCCGAGCTCGCCCCGCCTCTCCCCGGGGCCTTCGACGTCTGGCGTCGGTCCCTGGACCCGTTGCGTGCCCGCCGTAGGGTCTCCGATGGGCTCCAGGGCCTCGGTCCGAGAGTCCAACGCGTCGCCGAGAACGCGTTTCGTAGCCTCACAGCCTCAGCGCGGGCCAGCGCGGCACGTGACCTGAAACGGGCCATCCCCGGAACGCTCCCCGCCGCCGAGCCGAGAGCGACAGCGCTCCGGTCGGCACTCCGCTCCTGCGAGGAACGCCTGGCCTCGGCCCTCTACGACACGTACCTGGAAGCCGTCACCGTCATCAGCCGTTCCACCGGCGACCCGACACGGGAAATTCAGGCTGTCCTAGACCGGGCTGCAGCACGGGGCCTAACCGTGTTCGTGGACACGTCCGGCCGCCGCTGGAGCCTCACAACATGGGCTGAGACAACGGTCCGGGCCCACTACGCGCAGGCAGCCCTCGATGAGTACACGGACGCCTGCCGGTCAGCCGGGGTCAGTCTGGTCGTCGTCGGGCGGTCAGCGTCACCGTGCGCTCGCTGTGTCCCCTGGGAGAACGCCATCCTGTCCCTGGACGACGTCAGCCCGGGCAGCGTCGAGACCAGCGGTCGCACGGTCCGCGTCGCCGGGACCCTCCGGGAAGCACGGGACGCCGGGCTGATGCACCCCTGGTGCCGTCACCGCCTCGTCGCCTGGATCCCCGGCCGGACGACGAGACTCCGGTCCCCGCGGACCGTATCGGCGCAGGCCAGAGCGTGGCGCCGGTACACGGGCCGCACCGCGAGAGCCTGGGAACGCCGCGAGACAGTAGCCCTCACCGCCACCGCCCGGTCCCGGGCAGCGTCCCGGGCCTCTACCTGGAGAAGCAGGAAGAAGGCACCGTGACAGCGTTCGCAGAAGCGTCTGACCTGGTCCTCCCAGACGGCCTGGAGGAGCCACCGGACGTTGACCGCCTCCTGGAGGCCGCCACCAGGGCGCTCCTGACCGGCCCCTTGGTCACGGCGCTCTATGACGTCGATGACAACAGTCTTCCCACGGACGCTGGCGTTGCCGAGGTGTTCCGGCAGGCCACGGTCGCCCAGGCAGCCTTCATGGTCGAAACAGGGGATGAGCAGGGCGTAGCGTCCCTCATGAAAAGCGCGTCGATCTCCGGCGGCCCGTCCTGGACCGGTGCCATCCCCCGGGTCTCACCGGTGGCCGTTGACCTCATCCGTTCCGGAGTCGATTCGGCCGGGGCTTCGATCCTTCAGGGGCCCCTGTCGTGGACGTGATGCTCTCGCTGCTCCGTGACCCGGTGACAGTGGACGGAGTCCGGCGACGGTGCGCTCTGATCCCCTCAGCGCGCCGATCGTCCTCCAGGGTCCTCACTGGGGCCGGTGAACGTGCTCAGTGCTCCCTGGAGGCAGTGTTTCGGGTCCGGTCGGCCCCGACGGTAGGGGCTGTCCTGGTCACTCGGGACGGCACCACGGCGCGTGTCGCCTCTGTCACGGTCTTCGACGCTTCTGGTCCTTGGATGCGGCATGCCCGCGTCTACGCTGCGACCAGGGAAGACGTCCTCGGCGGGCCCACCACCGACGATCTGACTTTCATCCCGGCTGGCGTCGTGGTGGACGCGTACGGGACACGGACCCGGGTCCCTGACGACACGGCGGCCTTCGACCTGGTCGGGCGCCTCGACCCTGTGGACTCCGGTGAGGACACGTCCGACGGCCAGCGGTCCTATCGGACCTGGACCCTGACCGTTGACGCGGATCTCGCAGCGTACGGCGTAGACGCCTGGACGAAGGTCATCGGCCCGGACGGCGCCGAATACGCGTTCGACGGTGACCCCATCACCCGCGTCGATGTGACTGGCCTGTCCTGGTCCACGGCGAGGCTCAGGTCCTGGGGAGCCCAGCCGGTGGCTTCCTGATGGTCCGTGTCCGTGTCCGCCTCGACCAGGCCAAGCTCGAACGCGCGCTAGCGGACAGCCCCGCGGTCCGGGCAGGGATGAAGAAAGCAGCGACGGCTGTTCACGTGGCGGCAATCCGCCGGGCTCTTCCGCACCGTGACACCGGAGCGTATATCAGGGGCCTCAAGGTTCACGAACTGCCCAGGAATTCTTTTCGTCTGACAGCGTCAGCCGCGCATTCCAACTATGTGGAGTGGGGAACTTCCGCGCGACGTTCAGCCTCGGCACCGACACCGACCAGAACACCGCAGAAACGCGGGATACACCCCCAACTGATCCTGACCGGCGCAGCGACCGATTTCAGGGCCAGGGAATAGGGACTTCGCTGGATTCTTTAAGTCACCGATACCATCTGAGGAAGGCTGAGAAATGACTCTGAACCTCATCAATGCTGCCCGGACGGCGGCCTGCGATGCGATCGTTGACCTCGTCGATGCGGGGTCTGCCGCAGGGAAGATCCGGATCTACACCGGGTCCAGGCCAGCTGGGCCGGGGTCGTCGGCGACCGGGACCCTCCTCGTCGAGATCGACCTCGCGGACCCGGCATTCGGCGCAGCCTCGGACGGCGTCGCGACCCTCGACGTGTCCTCGGCCCGGTCCGGGACTGCCGGAGATGACGGAACAGCCGGGTGGTTCCGTGTCCTCGACTCCACCGAGGCGGCCGGGGACGGCTACGGAGTTTTCGACGGGACGGTCACAGCGACCGGCGGCGGCGGAGACATGACCCTGGGGACCACCACCATTACGACCGGCGGCGTCGTCCAGATCACGTCGATGACCGTCACCGTCCCGGCAGGGGCCTGACCATGGCGAAAACCGGGTACACGGTGACCACTGGCGGCGCGGTGGCACTGTCAGCGGGGACGGCGAAGACTGTCCTCGGGGTGAAGTCCGGGGCGGCGTTCTGCCTGGACGTCCTCGGTTTCGAGATCGGCTTCGACGGCGTCACGGCGTCAGCGGTCCCTGTCCTGGTCGAGTTCTGTGCCTCGACGTGGGCCACGAACAGCCCGGGAACGAACTCCACGTCCGTGACCCCAGCCCAGTCGTATGGGCGGGTAGCAGCAGCCGGTTTCACGGCAGCGAAGACATGGACCGTTGAACCGACCGTCCTAACAGTCCTGAAAGAATTTCTACTGACGCCGAACGGCGGCCTCGTCGCGTATCGGTGGCCCCTGGGGAACACCCCGGACTGCGCGCTCGCCGAGGGGTTCGCAGTCCGGTGCACGGCCCCGGCAGCGGTGAACGTCCGGGTCTCCCTGGACTCCGAGCGGACCTGACGCCGTGGTTTCGTTCGTCGCGGTGTCCGGTGGCTGGAACTCTGTCGCTGAACCGTCGGGGGTCCAGTCCGGTGACGTTTTTCTGGCTACGACACGCGCCTATTACCAGGCGCTGACGGCTCCCGCCGGGTGGGAACAGGTCGGTGCCACCTGTTCGAACACTACCGTCGAATATGGGACGTACTACGGGCAACTGTGGAAAACGGTTCGCGGACCGTCAACACCGTCTGTGACCTGGGGAAACATTTACGTAGACATCTATTGGTCTATCTCTGCGTATAGAGGTGCGGCGCCAGAGCTGATAGCTAACTCTGAGGCTGACAAGTCATATGTTTCCCCGTCATTAGATAATAGTTTCCCGGACGGATTCCTGGTGTGTACGGCGTCGTCGTATTTCGATATGACCAGTATTCCTTCAGGAATGACCGGCGCTATCGTCGGAGCTTCCCGGACCGGCTACGCCTACAAGCAGCTCGCCGCTACCGGTGCCACCGGGACCAAGACCTGGGCCGGAGACACCCCCCTCGGGACGTGGTCAGCTCTCCTCGCCCCAGCGAAACAGCCCCGCCCTGTGAACGCCGGCAGGACGGCTATCGACCGAGCATCGAGGTGGTGACATGGCACGGTACGGTCGCGGACTCCCCCCTCGGACCGTCATCGTCCGTAGCCAGTCCCTGTCTCTCTACGCCGGAAGCACTACCGGCACTGGCCCGGTGGAGGCAGCAGCTACGGGTGAGGTGTCTACCGGTGGACTGTCGGCGGCTGAGGTCCCCGACACCTCTGGTGCCGCTACCGGTGTCGTCACCAGTAGTGGGTCTTCCCCAGGGGTAGCTCCTGCTGTCACCAGTGCTACTGCCGGGGCTGTTACTGCTCTAGCGGTGTCAGAGGCACAGGTCAGTGCTGTCACCGGTTCCGCTGCTGGTGTCGTCGTTGACAGCGGCGTTTCCTCGGGGTCAGCGCCTAGTGTCTCTGGTGCTGCCTCTGGGGCGGTCCTGGTTCTCGGGTCGTCGTCATCCACGGTGGGCGCTACAACTAGTGCTGCTGCTGTGGCTGTCGAGACCGTGACGCAGTCCGTCTTTACGGATCAGACCCCGAATGTCACGGACGCCACTGACAGCGTGTATTACACGCTGGTTACGCGGATTGTCTGTGGTGCTGCCGGGTCGATCGTCGGGGTCCGCTACTGGATGCCGGACACGGCACCGACACAGGTTGTCGGTGGCTTGTTCTCCCGGACATCGGACGCGGCCGGGACCCTCCTCGCTTCGAAGGCTTTCTCGACGCTGACACCAGGCTGGCAGGATGTCCTGTTCGATACCCCGGTCGAGGTCGAGGACGGCGCGGACCTCTACGCCGCCGTCTGGACGGACAGATACGTCTACTCTCTAGCGTTCTTCACTACGGACGTCACTAACGGTGACCTAACCGCGCCCGCCGATGACTCTGTGACCCCTGCCCGCAACGGGCGTTTCAAAGTCGGCGGTAGCGGGCTCGAATACCCGACCGGCGGCGGCGGCACCTGTTACTTCACGGACGTCCTGTTTTTAGCTACTACTGCTGGGGACGCAGCAGCGGCCACAGCCCCAGTGCAAGCGTCCGCGACCGGGACATTCACGCCGGGAACCGGAGTCACCGGGGCAGCCGACAGTCACACGGCACCTGTCACCGGGGCAGCGGCGGGCACTGTCACTGCTGCCGCGACGGCTGCTGCCCAGGTCGCTCCGGTGACCAGCTCGGCTGCTGGCACGTACACCGCTACTGCGACGGCCGTGACTCAGGTCGCTCCGGTGACCAGCTCGGCTGCTGGCACGTACACCCCACCTGCAGGCGGGGTATCCACCGCCGCTACGGCACCAGTCCAGGCTGCTGCGACAGGAACGTTCACCGTCTCAGGGCAGGCCGCCCCTACTACTTCCCTCGTGACAGCGGCTGCCACCGGGACGGCAACGCCGCCCTTCATCGAAGCTGCTGCTGCCACTACTACCGGGCCCTCGACCGCCAGCGTCCAAGGCGTCGTCTTCACCGCTGCCACCGCGGTAGCCCTGGTCCCCACCGTGTCCGGGGCCGCGCCCGGTAGCGTCACCGCCGCTGGGGCCTCCCACGCCGTTACCGCCCCGGTGGCCGTGACGGGGACCGGCGTCGTGGACTCTCCCGTCTACCTCGCCGCGTCCACGGCGGCCACCCCGCCCCTGGCCGCGACAGCGACGGGCACCATCACGCGGTGGCCCGGCCTCGGGACCCCGGCGACGGTCCCGGACCTACGCGCTGCCCTCATCGTCTTCCTACAGGAGCACCCGGCGTCCCCCTCCGGGCTGACCGTTGCCGGCGCCCTCGCCGATGACCTACCTGCCGGGCTCGTCCCCTACGCGGCGGTTTTCGAGCCTCCCGGGCCGCCGCCCCTCATCTGGTGCGCGATAGCCAGGTCATCCCTAAACCTCCAGGTCTGGCACCTGGACGAGAAACAGGCCCGCGACACTGCGGAGACCCTGCGGGCCATCACCCATGACGCCCCCGGGCGGGTCATCGACGGGGTGACGATCCTCTCCGTCACCGACACCACCGGGATCGGGCACGTCCACGATCCCGGGCACCCGGATCTACACCGTGCGGTGTTCACCGTGACGGCCACCGGCCGATGGGCCACAGCGCAAGGAGAATGAGCGTGACAGCGAACCGTGACCTGATCCTCGCCGGCGTCGCAGCCGGTGGCACCACAGCACTGGAGCTTCTGTGGGTTGCCCCGACCACGGCGACAGCTCCCACTGACGCCACCACGGCGCTCCCTGCCGGGTGGGAATCGGCTGGGTACATCACCACGGATGGGGTGACCCTCGGGGTTGACGAGTCATCCGAGGACGTCGGAGCGTACGCGGCGTCCGGTCCCGTCCGGACCCTGAACACCGATTCGAAGCAGACCTTGGGCGTGACGTTCCTGGAAACGAACCCGACGACCATCGAGATTTACAACCGTCTGGAGCCGGGCACGATCGTCCCTGACGCCCAGGGGGATTTCGACCTGTCCATCGGGACCATCGGTGTTCAGACGTACTCGGTGGTCGTTGACGTCGTGGACGGCGTCAACGCGTTGCGGTACTACTACCCGTCGTGTGAGGTCAGCGACCGGGGAGAGATCCAGGTCGCGAAGGGGTCCCCGATCCAGTACGAAGTCACGTTCACTGCGTACCCGGGCGCTGACGGGAAGGCCCTGTACGAGTACTTCCACATCCCAGAACTCGCGGCGGCTTCCTGACGGTCGCCGTGATAAGGCGCGGGGGTTGGGTCCCCTCGGCTGGCCCCCGCGCTCACCACACCAGACAACCGAGGGGAAAGGACCGAGGGGTAACAGATGGCTGCCACCAAGAAAACGACGCCCAGGAAAACCACGACACGGAGGCCCTCGACACAGAGGCCCTCGACACGGGCGCAACGCGCCCCAGCAGTGACCGAGACAATCCGGACTCCAGACCCTACCGGGAGACTGGACCCGCCAGATCTTTCCGACGCCATCACCGCTGAGGTCGCGGCTGAAGAAACTGAGTGGATCGAGGTCGAGGTCGAGGGCTTGGTCTTCCGATGCCTTCCCCTCACGGAGTGGCCCGGCCGGGTCTACGACGCGATCGTGGATCAAGGGTCGCTGTCGGTGTTCCCGTCCCTGAGTCACCCTGACGATCAGGGATGGTTCCAGGAGGAATGGATCGCCCTCTCTGTTGGCGCACGGAAGCGGATCATCGACGCCGTGATGGAGGCCATGGGCCAGTCCCTGGGGGGATCCAGGGCCTCGCGGCGTGCCTCCGCTCGTGGGCGCCGCAGGTAGAGGCCGACCTTCAGCGGTACTACAGGATCGATCTCCGTGACCTGTGGCGTCCCGGGGGCGGGCCGTCGAGGCTTACCCACCGCCGGTGCCTGGCCCTCATCCATGGGCTCCCTGGGGAGTCAGCGACCTCGACAGCGATCCGTGATTCCCTCACCCCGGGCGAGCTGGAGGCAGCAGCATCCTCCCAGCAGGGGCACGGCCCCTGGTCCCACACGGAGATGCTGCTCGCGGAGATCGCTGACAGGGTCGCCGAGCAGACCTGGGTCCTCGGCCAGTGGAAGAAACGACCGAAACGTCCATCCCGCCTACCGCGCCCTGGCACCGGGGACCCACCGGCGGACGGTAACGACACTCGCCGCCGTCCCCGGACCCTCGACAGTGTGCTGGCATCGGCCAGTCCCAGCGCCCGCGCCGCTGCTGAACGCCTACTAGCCAACCGACCCGGAAGGTAGGACCTGATGCCAGCTGAGGCCAGCGCTGGGAGCGTCAGCGTCGAGATCGTCCCCGACACGGCGGGATTCGGGCGGGAACTAACGGCCGGGGTCACACCACAGGTCATCAAGGTCGGGGAGCGGGCCGGTCGGCAGCTGGGCCAGCTCCTCGGACGCCACGCCGCGCAGGGACTACGGGACGCCCTGCGCGGCGTGGACGTCTCCGCGATCGGCACCAGGTCCGGGGCGGAGTACGGGAAGGCTTTCGCCCGGACCGCGAACGCCACGATCCGGGCAGGGCTGAAAGACCAGAGAGTCAACGTCGATGTGGACACGTCGAGGCTTTCCTCAAGGATGGACAAGGCCGCCGGGGAAGCCGGCCAGAAGGCCCGCGCCCGGATCTCCGAGGGCGTGGCCAGCGGTGCCAGGGACGGCTCGGCGCAGGCAGAACGTGACGCCCCGGCAGCAGGTGAGCGTACGGGGTCGGCGTTCACCCGCGGTTTCACAAGGTCACTAGCCGGGGCCTTCGATGCTCTCCCCGAGGTAGAGATCGACGCTGACTCGACCGCTGCTGACCGTGAGATCGCCGACGTCCGCGCCTCCCTCGCGTCCCTCCAGGACCAGGAAATCGGCGTGGACGTGGACGCCGCGCAGGCCCTCGCCCAGGTCCGCGATCTCGAAGCACGCCTCGCGGCCCTGTCGGCGTCGAGCCCTGACGTCCGGATCCAAGTGGATGCCGGGGCCGCGCAGGCAGCACTCACCAGATTTTCCGCGCAGGCGGCACGGGTCGATGCCGATGACATCACCGTGAACGTCGATGTCGATTCCGGGCGCGCGGTTGCCGGGCTGACAGCGATCGGGGCGGCGTCCTCGGGGGCTACGCCGTCCGTGGGGATGCTGGCCGCGGTGATCCTCACTCTGGGGCCTGCTCTGGTCCCGCTGGGGGCTGCTGCTATCGGAGGGATCGCCGCCATCGGGGTAGCAGCGGTCGGCGCTGCTGGCGCTGTCGGTGTCCTGGCTATGGCCCTGATCCCGGTGATCGGCGCTGTGCAGGCGCTCGGGAAAGCAGAGGACCAGTCCGGGCAGGCTGCTGCTGGTGCTGCCCGGTCTCAGGGGCAGATGGCTGCGGCGTCGGATGGTCTACGGTCCGCGCAGCGGTCGCTTGCCGGCGCTGTGGCTGCTGCCCGTGAGCAGCAGGTCCGGTCGGCGGAGCAGGTCGCGGCTGCGACCCGTTCGGTGGCTGACGCGCGCCGGGAGGCAGCAGCGCAGGAGGCCGAGGCAGCGCGCCGGGTCCGGGACGCCCGCCGGGATCTCGCCGACGTGAAACGGGACGCCGCCCGGGATGAGGCTGCTGCTGCCCGGCAGGTCCAGGACGCCGAGGAGTCCCTCGCTAGGGCCCAGCGCGATTTCCTGTCCGCGCAGCTCGCCGTGAACGACGCGCGCAAGCAAGCTGCGAAGGATCTGGAGGACCTTCAATCCCGGCTCGCGGGCAGCGTCCTCGACGAGGAGTCGGCACAGATCCGGCTCGCTGAGGCCCGGCAGCGGGCAGCGGAGGTCGCCAGCGACCCGAAGTCGACGGAGCTGGACCGCCGGAAAGCAATCCTCGCGGTCAAGGAAGCGACCCTGGCCTTGTCGGACCAGGGGCGGGAGCTGGTCCGTCTCCGGGAGGAACAGGCGAAGGCGTCCCGGGCCGGTGTTGAGGGTTCTGACGCCGTGACCAACGCCCAGAAGCGTACGGCGCAGGCACGCCGCCAGGTGGGGGACGCCGAGCAGAGAGTGGCGGACGCGTCGGCTCAGGCTGGGCTCCAGCAGGAGCAGTCGGCACGGCGGGTCGCTGACGCCCAGCAGGGAGTCAGGGACGCCGTCACCGGGGCCGCTGACGCCCACCGTGAGGCGTCGCGGAAGGTCGCTGACGCCGAGCTGGCCCTCGCCGTAGCGGTCCGGTCGTCAGCCGAGCAGCAGCGCCGGTCAGCGGCGTCCGTAGCGTCCGCGCAACAGGCTGTGGTCTCTGCCCAGCGTGGAATCGAGCAGGCAGCGCTCTCGGCCGGATCGGTCGGCGGCGCCGCGATGCTGGACCTTCAGCAGAGGATGGCGGCTCTCTCACCGGAGGGCCGCGCGTTCGCGCAGTTCATCGCCGGGACACTCCTCCCCCAGCTCCGGGAGATCCCGAAGGTCGCGCAGAGCGGGTTCTTGCCCGGGCTCCAGGACGGGATCCGTTCTGTCCTTCCTTACCTGGGTGGTTTCACGACGTGGGTCGGGCGGATGGGTGCTGCTCTCGGAGAGCTGGCCCGGGAAGCCGGGGCCACGCTCGCCGGGCCGTGGTGGCGCCAGTTCTTCTCGTGGCTCGGTGGGACTGCGATCACGTCAGTGCAGATATTCGCGCGGACTCTGGGGAACCTCACCACGGGGTTCGCCGGGCTGTTTCAGGCTTTCTCACCGGTGGGGATGGGGCTCGGGAAGTCCCTGGAAGATCTCTCAGCGAGGTTCGCTGAGTTCGGGAAGTCCGCTGGTGGGTCCGAGGCCGTGCAGGCTCTCATGGGCTATCTGCGTGAGACCGGACCGGTAGTAGCCCAGACCATCGCGTCCATTTCTAGGGCCTTCACGCAGATCACGGTGGCGTTGTCTCCGATCGGCCCGGTCGTTCTCCAGCTCATCGGGCAGTTCGCGAACCTCATTGCCGCGATGCCGCCGTGGGCCATCCAGGCGGTGGCGATCTCCCTGACGGCGGTGTCGGTGGCTCTCAGTGTGATGGGCCTGGTGGTCGGGGTCATCACGGCCCCGGTGATGGCCTTCACGGTGACGATCGGGACGCTGTCGGTGTCCCTCGGCGTCATTATCGGGGTCGTCGCCGTAGTGGTCGCTGCGCTGGCACTGCTGGGGCTCGCTGTCGTCCAGGCATACCAGCACTGGGACGTGTTCCGGACCGTTGTGGATACGGTGGCGGAAGCCGTGGGGGCCGCTGTCGGGCTCCTCGCGTCCACCTTGGGGGCGGCGTTCTCGCAGATCGCGGGGACGATCCATGATGTGCTCGGGGTCGCGTTCACCTGGCTTCTGGAGAACGCCGTCCGCCCGGCATTTAGCGGAATACGGTTGGCGATCAGCGCCGCGTGGTCCGTCATTAAAGTCGTATTCGCCGCGATCCGTTCATACATCGAGTCCGTTCTCATCCCAGTGTTCAAGGCGACGTTACTGCCGCAGATACAGCTCGTGTGGGCGTTGGTTACGACGGCGATCCAACTCGCATGGTCCGTCATTAAAGTCATATTCGCTGCTATTAAAATGTTCGTCGAGAGCGTTCTCGCCCCGGTGTTCACCTGGTTGAAGGACGTCATCTTCATTCCCGTGTTCAATGGGATAGCGTCGTTCTTGTCCGCGACATGGAACAATGTGCTGAGACCTATTTTCAGTACGTTCGGGGACTTCATTAGTAAGAATGTTGCGCCACCATTCCGACGCGGCGTGGACGCCATCAAGGCAGCTTGGGACTCGATCAGTGATGCCGCGAAGATACCCGTCAGATTCATGGTCAACACGATCATCAACAAGGGAATCATCGGGACCTGGAACAAGGTCGCCGGCTGGTTCGGTGTTGACCCGGTTGACGAAGTGAAACTACCTGAGGGATTCGCTAGAGGCGGTAGGGTCAACGGCCCGGGTACCGCGACGTCAGACAGTGTCCTCGCGCGCCTGTCCGCCGGCGAGTACGTGATCAATGCTGCGGCGGTGAAGGCTCTCGGGCTGGACTTCCTCGACCTCCTGAACGCGGCTGGGGGGAAAGTCAACGTGTCCGGGGACCCAGGACGCACCGTGATCGGCTCGAAGTACGCGGCTGGTGGCGTGGTCCAGCAGGTAAGGGACTGGCTCCCGTCTGTGGACCCCCTGCCCTACGTGTGGGGTGGCGTCGGGCCCGGCGGGTATGACTGCTCAGGGCTCACTGGTGAGGTCTTCAACAGGCTAACGGGACGTCCGTCGTACCGGCGTGCGTTCACTACGAGGGCAGATTTCCCGTCTCTCGGTTTTAAACCTGGGACAGGCATGTACACGATCGGCGTCTCACGCACGCACATGGTGGGGAATCTCGCATCGCTACCCTTCGAAGCGAAGGGCAGCAAGTACGGCATCTTCGTCGGCCAAGGAGCCAGATCCGTGATGTCGCTCCCGAAACAGTATTACCTCGAGAATCTCGGGCCGGGCGGTAACGCCGAGGACGCCCCACCGGGATTCGATTTCAAGAATCCCCTCGGCTGGGTCCGCAGAGCAATCGGGCATTGGCTCGACAAAATGAAAGAAGTAGCCGATAATCCGCTCGGGCGAATGCTTTCCGCGATTCCGCGGAAACTCACGAACGGGATTGTCAGTAAACTCAGGTCTGCGCTCAACATTATCCCCGGGTTCTCCGGGGGCGGCCCTGTCCTGAAATACGATTCCGGCGGGTGGATCCCCCCCGGCGTAACCACTGTCGTCAACCGGACCGGGCACCCGGAACCGGTCCTGACCCCCCAGCAGTGGGACCAGCTCGCCACCGGCGCCACCGTGAATGTCGAGGTCACGAACCCTGTCCCTGAGACGGCCTCGGAATCCACGACCCGGGTGATGCGGCGCCTCGCCGCAGTGGGGATGTTCGGCTGATGGCGCTGACTGAGGGCTGGTATGTGGACGGCGCCCGCCTGGACCGCTGGGCCCAGGTCACCGACGACAACGGGGTGACCATCGAAAACCGCGACGGCTGGGACGACGTCCCCGGACTCCGGGGAGAGGACACCACTCTGCTCGGCGTCCACGGAACGTCCTGGCGCCGGAAACGCTACGGCCCTGGGAAGAAAACCCTCACCCTGGCCGTGAACGGCACCGGAGCTGGAGGGCATGTCGCCCCTGTGACCGGTCTGGAGCGGCGCGCCGCGTCCGAGCAGGCTCTCGACGAGCTCCTCCGGGCCTTCGCCCCACGTCACCGGCTCCTGCAAGTGGAGCGAGTCCACGCCGACGGGTCCCGGCGGGTTGCCGGCTGTGAGGTCGTCTCAGCGTTGGCACCGAAGCCCATCGGTGACACCGCGTACCGGCTGTCAGTCGAGCTGTCGGTCCCCGGGTCGTTCTGGGAAGACACGGACCCGGTGACGCACCGCGTGGACTATGACACGTCGACCGGGGGTGAGCAGACGATGGAGGTGTACTCGCTGGCAGGGCAGACCGCCCCCTGCTCTGATGCCGTGGTCACGGTGACCGGCCCGTGCTCCACAGTGTCGGTGTATGACGAGGAGACAGGGTCGGGGTTCGCGTATGCGTCGGCTCTCTCCGGGGCCGAGTCCCTGGTCGTGGATTCCGGGGCGTGGACGGCCGTGGTCGGGGCGACGTCGGTCATCACGTCTCTGGTCCTCACCGACCAGGTGATTATCGAGCTGGCCCCGGCGCCTGCCCCGAACCGCGGCCCGAGTGTTCTGGTGGCCACGACTGGGGCCTCGGACGGGTTCAGTGTCGCGTTCGAGACACACCGGAAGTGGCTCCGGTGATCCCCTACCCGATCCTGAAGGTGTGGGACGAAACCGGCTCCACGGGCCTTGCCGTCCTCGGCGGCTACCAGTCGGTGACTATCTCGGAGGTCCTGTCTGGGGAAGGATCCCTGCAACTCGAAGTCCCCCGGTCCTCGGTCGGGGCAGAGCATCTCGACGTGGATGAGGACCGGCAGCTGTCGGTCACGATCCCGTACGAGGGTGGCGCGGTCACGTCCTGGTGGGTTCTCGACGATGACGCCTCGACGTGGATCAGCGATGACCCGGCGACCGAGACCCTCAGGATCACGGGCCGCGGGTTGAGCGCGCTCCTGGACGAGGCCCTCGTCCCGCCCTCGGGCGGCGTCGGGACGACCCCGGCGGAGTGGGCGTGGACGGCAGAAACACCAGGGAAGATCGTCACTGACCTGGTGACGTCGGCGCAGGCCCGGGGGCTCCTCCAGGGTGTCACGGTGTCGGGGACCGCGACCGTAGACGCCTCTGGGGTGGCGTGGCCCACCACGGTCACCGTGACCCACAAGGCCGGGGCGACACTTTCCTCGGTGGTGAAGGCCCTGGTAGAGGCGCGGCTGCTGGAGACCCGGTGGGACGGCCGTGAGCTGGAGCTGCACCGGTGGGCCGGTGGCCTGGAGCGGCACCAGCCCGTGATGCTCCGTCCTGGGCGGGACGTGACCTCGGCGCCGGTCGCGAGGTCACGGAAAGCCGTAGCGACTGCTGTCCTCGTCCTGGGGGCCGCTGACGCGACGGCACGCCGTACCCAGGCCCTTACCGGAAGGCGAGCCCGTGAAGCCTTCGTCTCAGAATCGAAGGCAGCCTCAGGGGTCCTCGATTCGCTCGGTGACCTGTATCTGGGGGCTCATGGGGCCGCTGATGTCCAGCTCACGCACGAGGTGACGGACGCTGCTGACGGGTCACGTCCGTGGGTGGACTACCGGCCCGGGGACTGGATCCTGACCCGGGCTGCCGGGTTGCAGGTCGTGGAGCGCCGGGTGTCACAGATAGCCCTGTCGGTGTCCGGGTCTGGCGGCGTGAAGGCGACCCTCGAACTCGGGTCGATCATGAAAACGTGGGAGGAACGGATGTCAGCTCAGATAGACAGGCTCCTGCCTGGTGATGGGGTGGTGACGTGAGACCTGTGAGAATCGGAATCACCGGGCACATCAAGCTTGTCAATAGCTGCGTTCCTGGCATTGAAGATGCCGTGAGAAACTTTCTGACACCGATCAGCGAAACCCAAGAAATAGTTGGTGTCAGTAGTCTTGCGGCTGGAGCGGACCAGATTTTCGCTAATGTTGTTCTCGAACTCGGTGGGGTTCTTGACGCGATAATCCCAGCCACAGACTACCGCGATGACATCATTGATGATGATGGCGTCGAGCAGTTCGACGAGCTGTTGAGTCGTGCAAGAACAATCCAGTACGCGCACAATGGGCCTTCAGGGGCGGCAGCGTATTTAGCTGCCGGAAAAAAGATGCTCGGCGCCATTGACCAGCTAATAGCCGTCTGGGACGGTATCGATTCGCCATACCTTGGCGGGACTTCTGATATCGTCGCGCGTGCTCGGCGAATCGGATTACCAGTAAACGTCATCTGGCCTGATGGTGCAGAGCGCCGACAGTGAGACATTCCAATGCGGGAAATGGATTTCTACCAATGCGCGTGGAGGTGATCTGAGGAATGGCTACACCGCCGTTCACATACAAGAGCGTCGTGGGGGCATACCAGGCTCCTGACGGTGACCCCGTGGCGGGTCAGGTCCGGTTCCAGCCATCGACGACGGTTCTCGATCAGGCGGGGAACGTCGTCGTCCCACCTACGCCACTGTTGGTTACGCTCGACGGGTCCGGCGAGTTCTCGATAGACCTTCTCGTGACGGATGACCCGCTGACGTCGCCTACAGGCTGGACGTGGGACGTCAAGGAGTTGTTTGCCGGTGGCCGGTCGTGGTCTTTCCAGTTGCCATCGGCGATGGTTCCACCGGTCCAGATAGCGATACTGGCACCGGCCACAGAGACACCATCGGAGACTTACCAGTATGCGACGGTGGCTCAGCTCTCAGCGCTTGATGGGCGCGTGACGAACACGGAGAGTTCTCTTGCCCCATTAGAGATGGCGGCAATTGTTCATCCCTTTATCCTGATGGGCGCATGATGATAACGTCGTACAGTATTCTGGGGCAAGAATGCCCCTCCGGGACTTCAGAAGTCCTTTTCTACACGGTCCCCACCGGGGTGCAGTTAGTTGTTTCGACGATCTCGGTGTGCAACGTGGCAACAATCGCATCCGGGACGGAAGCACGATACGACGTCATCATGCGTCCGTCCGGTGTAGGAACGACGGCGGCAGAACACTACGTCGCGAAAAACGTCGTAGTGCGACCAGGAGAGTTCCACGCCCTCACCACTGGATACACCGCCTCCAGCGGAGACACCATCTACGTCGTGTCATCCGTCGCTGACACGCTGGCCTTCAACCTTTCAGGCTCGCTCATCTCAGAGGTGATCTCGTGAGCCTGTCGCAGATCGGGAAGAAACAGCTAGCGCTCGCAGGAAAAAAGAATGACACCAGGATCACAACCATCACCCAAACATTGCAGGGGTCCGCTGCTGGTGGGTATGGGGGATGGTATGAAGTGATCGCGTCCGCAGCCGATGACACCTATGTGTTGAGGCTCACGCACCACCCGCATTCTAGCTCCGGGCCTGCCGTCCCAGCGTCCTATATGCGTGCTCTCGTTGGGCTCGGGGTCGGGGCTTCCGGATCGGAAGAACAGATAGCGGAGATCGTGCTTTCAGGGAGTGTCTACATCAACGGGACGGGCACTATGCTCTGCGGTAGCGCTGAAATAAACCCGTGGTTCACCGTTGCGGCCGGAACGAGACTCGCCGCGAGGCTTTCCATCTACGGCAATGAGACGCAACAGGACGTGAGGTTCTCGACAATTGAAGCCCAGTACTTGGGTGAGACCTGACAAGCTATGATGAACGACACTGAACAGTTCATCGCTCTGGCCCTTGCCCAGCGAGGAAAGCCCTACGTGTGGGGTGCTGAAGGCCCTGACTCGTTCGACTGCTCCGGCCTCGTCATGTGGTGCGCCGCCCATTTCGGGATCCCTTTACCGCACTACTCTGCGTCCCAGTACGCGTATCTTAAGGATCTCGGTCTGGCCCTAGCCGTCGAAGACGCCTCCCAGACCTTGGGTGCTTTACTCTACCGGGGGACACGAGCCGAGGAACACGTCGCGATAAGCCTCGGGAACGGCCACACCGTTGAGGCCATGAGTTCCGCCCTCGGAATACGAATAGGGAACATCAGCGGCAGGAGATGGCACCACGCCGCCAAACTACCGGCCCCACGCGAAAACACCACCGAGGATATCGACATGAAACCAGACGACCGCGTTGATCTCCCCCAAGACGGACAGAAAATAACGTTCTTCCAATCAGTCAGAGGCGCCTACCTGAACACTATTCACGTCCTCCAGACCCTCGCCCAGCTCCAGGCATCAATCACTGAACTCCGGAAAACAGTCGCCGCCATCGAGGCCAGGACAAAGTAAGATGCCCTGGCCCGAGGCCGCCGGTCCAGTCATCACGACCAGCGGTCTTACTACCCTCGTCATGCTCTGGTCCGAGAAACGCGGCCGGAAATCAGAGGCAGAGAAAGCCGACGCTGAAGCCGACCGGATCCGCACCGAAACCTACAGTGCGATCATCGGGGATCTCCGAAACGAACTCGACCGCGTCCGCGCTGCCCTCACCGACGCCAGCAGCCGCGTCGAGGCCCTTACCCAAGATCTCGCCGACGCCCACGCTGCCCTCGGGGAAATAGGGGTCTGGGCAAGGTCGATGAGGGACTGGTCCATCGTCCACGCGCGAAGACTCACGGAAATCGGGGGGACCGTGGACGAAGTCCCGGTCCTCGACCGGCTCAACACGACGAGGAGAACGCAAGATGACAGATCTACTGCTCGCCCCTGACTGGTGGAGGACCATGGTGTCCTCTGTAGCCAGGCAGATCCTTCAAACGGTGGTCCCGATCCTCGCGACCGTGGAAGCGGCTGAAGGCCGTATTAGCGTCTCGACGACGGCCCTCGCCCTGACGGGCGCCGTCATCGTGACCGGGATTCACGGGGTCCTGCGAGCACTAGCAGGGCTGGGACCGGCTGGACCTGCTGCGCGATTCGTGGCGACAGCTGCCGGCGTTGCCCTGGGCCTGATGCCGGTATCGCTGGCCGGGATGGTGGACCTCGGGCCGGACGGGTGGCGTGCCCTTCTCCTGGCGTCGCTGGCTGGTGGCCTGGTCTCGCTGGCGGGGTTCTGGGCTGACCCGCCTAAGCCTGCTGGGTATGGCGTCAGCTAGCAGGTAGGATCCCGGTCACGGGACGAGGGATTGCCCCGCGTGGATGAGATGGAAGGCGCGCCCTGCCGATAGCAACAAGGGCGCGCCTTCCGCTCGGTCCAGGGCCGGGGTCCTGCGATGATGAGCCCATGGAAGATGACGAGCCCATGGGACAAGATCTTTCCCCCGTGACCCAGTTCTCCGATCGTGATTATGGACGTCTCAACTACGAGATGTACTTGAAGTCGTCCGACGGCGTGAGTCTTGTCAGTGGCGAACCGCTCCCGACCTGGGAAAAACTGCCAGAGCGGATCAAGAACGCATGGTCGGCGTCCGGCGGAGCTGTCGCCGGTCACGCCGTAGCACAGATCATGCGTTCTCAGGGCCCGCAGCCTGGCTGACAGTGCTACGGCTCCACGCTCACACCGATCTGGAGGACCACCCAGGATGACTCTGGTCATCGCTGCCGCCGGGCCTGGCCGTGGTAGTGCCGCGATCGCAGCGGACTACCGGTATTCAGACCCAGTACTCAGCGACGAGTACGACAACCCGAAGATCGTTGCCGTTCCCGTTACCGGGTCGTACCTTCACGCCTACCTGGGTACAGCCGGGATCGCGCTCACCCCGCAGCTCATCCTGTCCAGCGTCCGGACGGGAAGTAAGCTCCCCGAACGGTTCCCCCACGAGAGATTCTGCACCTGGGTCGTGCGAGCCGTTGTCCCGTTCCTCCGGCGAACATTCGCTGAGGCTGGGCTCACCCATCAGGGCCCGGGGTTCCCGTCCTGCGATGAGCAACTCGTCATCGCGCACGATGACTCGTGCGCGCTGATCGAGAGCAACTACGGGGTACTCGTCCCGTTCTGCGGCTACGTGGCGATCGGCAGCGCTGAGGCCATCGCCTCCGGTGCCCTAGCCGTGGCCAGCAGGCTAGAGCTGTCACCGGAACTGATGGTCAGGGCCGCGATGGAAGCAGCAGGGTCGGTGTCATCGACTGTGCACGGCTCTTACCAGGTGACCCGGGGGGACGGCACCAGCACGGTGTCATCCACCTACCCGTCAGAGGTCTTGGACGGCCTCGTCCTACCTGGTGCTCCCACCAGCACCACCTAGTGCTCCACGGAGCACTACCTAGTGCTCTGTGGAGCCTACAGAAGGTTTCCAAAGAAGGTTTTCAAGGAAAGAACCCCCCTACCCCCCAGCCTCGGCCTCGGCGAGGTGCTCCACGGGAACAGCGGCGGCAGGTGATAGCTTCAGGACCACAACGACAGAAGAAGGCCCGGCACCCCTGCGGAGGGGGTCCGGGCCGTGGCCAGCTTGATAGGAGCTGACATGGAACAGTGTACCTGCCCGGGACCGCGCCTCAGAGCGGCACGGGCCCTCGAACTCACCAAGACCGGCGCTGAGGTTCGCGTGTACCTGGCGCTTGAGTCCTTCGCCGACAGCAACGGCACCTGCTGGCCCTCACAGCACGCGATTGCCGAACGCGCTGGCCTCACGCTCCGCCCCGTCAAGGCGGCCCTGGTTGCCCTCAGGGCCTCGGGGCTGGTCACGTCGGTGCAGCGGCACCGGAACGGCGGGATCGTCGGGTGCACGTACACGCTGACGACCTACGCGCCGTCCGCAGGAGCCACGGAGACAGCCGAACACGTCGAGGACGCATCCCAGGAGCCCCACGAGAACCCCGCGCTCGTAGAGGAACCCACAGCAGTCCGGCGCCCGGTCGAGGTTCTGCGCCCGGGGCCTCCCGCTGTCGTCTGGCCTCACGCCGGGCCCGCGCCCACTGAACGCCAGGAGGAAGACCCTGACGAGCTGGACGTCCGACGCCGACTCGCCAGGATGTCCCTGCCAGTCCAGGAGGACGAGCTCCTGCCGATCCTTCGTGGCCTCGGCGCCGGGAACGCCCTGCGTGGTTTTCGGGCCGCCGAGGAGACCCTTAGCGGGGCCCTCGACGGGGCCCGGAGCCCCCGGGCTGTCCTCCTCCACCGGCTCGGCGAGGTCACCCCGTGCCGTCTTCCTGTTCCCCGCCGGGAGTGGTGCGGGTCCTGTGACCACGGTTTCGTCGAGGACGGATACGGCCGCATGAGACGCTGCCACTGCCACCCCCGGTACGCGGGCACTATTCCCGTAGCGCAGCAGGTGATACCGGAGCAGGCCCCTGCTCCCAGCGCTGGGGCTGCGAGGATCCGAGACCTTCTCCGAGGCCAATGCGCGGCAACGGTAGCAGCGTGATCACAATCGCAGCTATTGCCCCTTGGGAAAGGGCCACCCGTTGGTGACGGTCTTCCACAGCGGGTTGCCTTTCTTTCTCCAGAACTTCCGGAGAGAGTCCGATTGCTGGTCTGCCCAGGCCGCTTGCGCAGCCTGGAGACTGCTGGACGATCCATCCACCTGGAACAGACACAGTTCCCCGTCTTCGCCTTTCTTCTCATAGACGAGGCTGTTGTTGAGGACTCCACGGTCAAACATTGCCTGGGCGAGGAGCAGCGCGGCCTCTGCGTCACCGGTTGAGGAATGCGCGTTCACTAGCTCCACCCCCCAGTGCTCGCAGACAGCGTCGAGCTTACGGCTTCCCCCCCGGTATTGGTCAACGTGCTTGTCGATGACCAGGGGGTCAATGATCTCGGGCCAGGCGCCGTTATTGACGCCGTGGCGGTGAAACTCCGCCGTGAGTATTGGGAGATCGAATTTCGCATTAAAGACCACGAGGGGCACGCCCCTTTCCGTGATCTCTTGGAGCATGCTGGAGATCTCGGTAAGGACCAGACGCGCGTCCCAGCCGTGTTTCTGCGCGTGCTCCGTGGAAACCCCGTGAACGGCTGTAGCGCTCTCCGGGATCTCGACTTCCGGATAGATGAGCCACTCGCGGCACGGCCCGGTGCCAGCGCTCGTGATGGCGGCGGTGACGATACGGTCCTCAGCCGTGTTGGCCCCTGTCGTCTCCGTGTCGAGAGCCGACAGCTGCGACCACCAGCGGTCACCCTGCTCAAGGTCTTTCATCGGGACGCCCCGTCCGTGGTATCGATGCTGGTGGTGGCCGGTTGCCGGCCTGCCGGGATGGTGAGGGTATAAGTTGCTGCTTTTCCCCATCCTCTGCGTGTTTCGGTGGTGAGCCATCCGCGTGCTATTAGTTGTTTCCGTGATCTCGATACTGTCATGGTTGATCTGATCCCTGACAGTGCCATTACCTCTTTTGCTGTGAGCTGGACTGTCCTTCCTTCTGATGGGGTGATGGCGTAGGCCACGGCGATTAGGCGCGTGGCGTTTGTGAGGCAGTCGTCTCCCATGATGTGGGAGATCCAGCGGAGTCTTTCTTCGCTCATAGTATTATTGTACGCGTTTACTGCGGGTATTGATATATTGATTCAGTGGTTAATCACAGGTGTCTGTTTCGGGCAACTGGCTCGCCGCCTGGGCGATGGCCTCACCCTCCGGCCCGGCTACAGCCCACATCACGACACCCCGCAGGACGCCGCGATCTGGTGGTGGACCGTGGCGCCGATCTGGCGGCCCGCCCTGTTCCTTGAACCCGGGCGGCGAAGCGAGCTCCTCGGCGTCCACAGCGCTATGCCGTGTGACTGGGGTCCTGGCAAGTAACGCCGAAGCCGCCTCCGCGTAGGCAGAGGCGATACGCGAGTCCGTCCGGATCCGGGCCTCAGCTGTTTCCTCGCGCTGAATCCTGCCGGCGACCTCAAGAAGGCCGATCCCCGCCGCCGTCGGGCAGGCCGTGAGGCCACGGGCGGGAAGGACGGTTAGCTCGGCGAGGCCGTCGCTGAGAAGAATCTTCAGGGCTTCGAGGTCCTCATTCCAGCGGTCACCTACGGTGACGACTAGGTCCTGGTTGAGGGCCCGCGACAGGACCGTTATCGCTGTACGGGCTGCGTCCTCGTTCATGGTTTCCTCTCGGTGTTTGCTGGTCCCGGACACCACGACCGGGACCAGCTCGCCACCGTAGCGGCGCGTCACCTTGAGAGGACACCTGTGACAGGTCGATCCTCCCTGATGGTCCCAGTGTTGGTCAATCCGGGCTGCTGCCGGGATGGCGTCCGGGTGGTGGCGGCGGCGTGTCTCCCCACCACAACAGTGGTACCACTATGGTAGTGTGACGTTATGCCGCCGAAGAAAACCACCATCCGGCAAGTCCACGCGAGACTGCCTGAAGACCTCCACCGGAGGATCACAGCACAGGCCGCAGAGTTCAACATCAGCACAAACTCGATGGTCAACATCCTCTTGACCGAGGCTCTCAACTCCAGGGAGCCCGAACCTGGAGACCCGACACACCTCTAGAAAAGACCGAGGACACCGATGCACACCACACCACGAACCATCAACCCCGTCCGCACCGTCCGCCCCACGGTCGTGGGGGCCCTGCGGCACCCCACCGGTATACGGCTGATCCTCCGCCCCCAGGGGACGGCCGGGAACGACGACTTCACGATCGCCGTCCCTAACAGTGTCCTCCGTGACCTGGTGCGGAGATGAACACCCAAGGACCCCGCGCGGTCCTCGTCACCGGGGCAGCACCAGGCACCGAGGCGTGGCTGGCAGCCCGCTACGACGGACTCACCGCCACGGACATCCCGAAAATCATCGGAATGTCGAAATGGGGAAACCCGCGATCCGTGTGGGAGGCCAAGACCACCCGCACGGACAACTCCCCCGTCGGGGAGCCTGCCCACTGGGGCACCCTCCTTGAGCCCGTCGTCGCCGACGAATGGTCACGCCGGGAGGGCGTGACCATCCACCAGGTAGGGGTCCTCGCGCACCGTGACCACCCCTGGCGCCGCGCGTCCCTCGACCGGGTCGTCACCGGATGCCCCCACGCCCACGGCGGCCCCTGTGCCTTAGAGGTGAAAACTAAGTCAGCGTTCCTCACTGGCCAGTGGGACCCGGACACGGATCGGCTCCCCGAGGACGTCGAGGCACAGGTGGCGTGGCAGCTGCACGTCACTGGCCTTCCGCACGTGCACGTCGCCGTCCTACTGGGTGGGCAGCGGCTCATCCAGGTCACCGTTGAGCGTGACCGGGAGGTCGAGGAACTCCTCGTGAAGCACGCCGTCGAGTTCTGGGGGCACGTGACCGCCAGGACCATGCCCCCAGTGGACTACGACGAGACCGCGGTCAAGGTCCTGGAGAACCTGTTTCCGGACCGGTCTGGTGGAGTAACTGTGCCTGAGGGGGACGCCGTGCGCCTCACCCAGGCGTGGGCCGACGCCTCAGCAGACGTCGCAAGGGCCCGCGCCGCAGTGAAAGCAGCAGAGGCGCGCCGGACAGCGGTCCGCGCAGAGATGCTCGATCTCCTCGGCCCTGCTGACACGGCCTGGGTGAAGGGCAGGGAAACGCCCGCCTGGGCCATGAAACGGACGGTCCGGCGCGGGTACACCGTTGAGGAAACCTTGTCCTCAACGCTGAAAGTCAACTGGTAACAGCAATAACCGAGAGGACACCACACCATGTCGCTGAAAGAAAGAATGACCGGCCAGCAGGCCGTCAAGGCGTCGGACACCGAAAAGGTGATGCGTCGGAAAGTCACGGATCTTGAGGGTGAATTTCAAAAGGCTATGCCGAGGGGGGCTGAGGCCCGACAGCTGGTCAGGGATGCCCTAACCGTGATCAGTAACAATCCGAGGCTCGCTGAATGCACCCGCGTGAGCGTCCTCGGTGGGCTCATGACGATGGCCCAGCTCGGGCTCAGGCCCGGGGTCCTGGGGCACGGATGGCTCCTGCCGCTCCGGATCCGGGGCGAGTTGCAGGCGCAGCTCATCATCGGGTACCAGGGGCTCGTGACCCTGGCCCAGAGGTCAGGGCTGATCGAGTCGATTTCATCGAGGGTCGTGTACGAGCGCGACGAGTTCGACATCGAGTACGGGACGTCAGACCGTCTCACTCACCGCCCCTACCTGAAGGGCGACCGGGGTGCGGAGATCGGGGCCTACGCCGTGGTGAAGGCGAACGGCGGCGTGTACTGGGATTACATGTCTAGGACAGACCTTGAACGCCACCGCGACGAGTTCGCGATGGCCAAGAAAAACGGCGTAATCCTCGGCCCCTGGAGAGACCATTTCTGGGCCATGGCTCAGAAAACGGTCCTGAAGCGGGCACTGAAATACGCGCCGCGATCGACCGAACTCATGAACGCAATGGCAGCAGACGACACGGTCCGCGTCGATCTGCGAGACGACCAAGAAATCTCGGTCGTCTCGCAGTACGTGGGACCGGAAACGGTAACCGGGGAGACCGTTGACGTCCCGGCGGGGGCCGACCAGTACCAGGCCGAGGACCCCCCGGGGATGGACCCGTGGGCCGCCGAGCAGAGCGGAGTTGCACAGTGAGGGGAATCTTCCGACGGTTGGCCAGGCGCACTACTTCTCTTCCGGACGTGGCCCCGCCGTGCCCCGGCCTCGACGACGAGGCCACCACGGATCTCCTGAAGATCGCGGCCGCGGTGGGGGTGTACCGGTGACGAGCATCTCTTTCGGAACGGCTGAGATCAGCGCAGAACTAACCGGTAAGACGAAAGAGGTCTGGGTCCGGGATCTGGGCTGCGGGCACCAGGCTGCTGTGCACCCTGTCGCCACCGGGGTAGAGCCGCCCCCAGCGACCGGCCTCGCCTGGTGCTGGCAGTGCGGGCGGCTTGCTGAAGTCGTCAATCGGTCAGTGTGTGCTGCCGGTACGGCCAGGGCGGTGGCTCCTCGGCGTCGCCCAAGAAGGGTCATTGACTGAGGACAGGCACAGCAAGTGGCAAGATGGTCGAGCCCCCCGCACCGTGCGCGTGGTGCGGGGGGCAAGTCTTGTACAAGACAAGCATCGGAGTGACAGATGAAGCATCGGAACGTGGCTGCCGCTCTGGCGGTAGCCCTGACTGTGGGCGGTGTCGCTGTAACGGTGGCGACGTCGTCCCGCGCTGGCACGGCCCTGACCGTGGACGGCATCGGCAGCACGGTGACCGTGTCGACCCGGGCCGCTGCCGTCCCGGGTCTCGCAGCCCACGCGAAGATCGGTGGCAGTGACGGGAACAAGATCTGTGTCCAGCGCGTGTCCGGCCCCGGAACCCTGAAGGCCCGTCACGCCACGACGCCGACCGGCGCCGGGGCCCTGAGTCCTTCCTGTTCGACTCACGTCTACTGGTCGTTCGCTGCGGACGCGGCGGGTGAGTACAAGGTCCGCGTCTTCGCGGATGAGAACGGGAATTCGGCATTCGATCAGGGGATCGACCGTGCTGCCCAGCTCCTGACGATGCGGGTCGCGGACCTCGTGCCGACGGTGACGCTCCGCGCTCCCGAGGACTCGATGGGAACCGTCACCCTCGACGGGACCATCAAGTTCGAGCCGCAGCCCACCGTGCGGGACTTCCGAGGAGGGACTGTCCTCGGGGACGTCATTGCTGCCTACACCCATGTCACCGCTAAGAACGGCCCCTGTGGGGCCGACGCTGCCGGCCAGGGCGGGAACGTCACCGTCACGCCCCCGTCCCCAGCGGTGCCCGTGAAGTTCAACGGGTCGCAGGCGTTCACGTTCGACCTTGGGACTGCCACCCTCGTCACGCCCCACAACGGCGGAACCGTGAAGGTCACCCCGACCTTCCCCAATACCAGCTCCCCCGGGGTCGCAGATGTGGCGTGGCTGCACTCCGCGAAGCCGGACAGCGTCGAGGTCATGCGCCTCGGTGGCCAGGCCAGCCCGAGCGGGAAGACCTACCCCCTGGGGGACCGCGATCACCTGAATTCGGTGGATCTCGTGGCCCGGGTGAGCGCGCCGGGGCCGGTGCGCCTGGAGTGCCCCCTCGTGGACGTCACCACGTCCCCGGGGACGTGGGTCCTCGACGGTGACAATGCCGTGGATAGCCTCCACGCCGCTACCGCCCTGATCAAGGGAGTCAACCACCCTGAGATCAAGACCGTTGAGTACGTCGGTTCTGACCTCAGGTTCAACGCTGTGGTGTTCACGAAGACCGGACCGGCGAAGATCACCGTACGGGCCGGTGACGCCCAGGCAACGATCACGCCAGCCGGGGCAGCCTCCACTGACCCTTATGTGATCTCGGCCCCCGCGGCGACCCTGGAGCAGGGGAAGAGCGGAGTCCTCACCGGGAGCGTCGCCGACGCGTTCGGGAACCCCGTCCCGGGAACCCCTGTCGAGCTGTCCGGCGTCACCGGTGGCGTCGGCGTCCTCGACGTCGCCAGCATCAGTACTGGCGCTGACGGCACGTGGTCCGGGAGGTTCGCGGCTGCTGACAGTCCCGGGACCGGCGCGTACTCCGCTGTCCTGCCTGGTGTCACTCCGGCTGGGGCCGGGCAGTGGCTCGGAACGTCCCTGACAGTGCCAGCCACGGTCACGGCCATGTCGCCGTCGATCACGGTGGGGGCCACCCCCGAGCCGACTGCCCTGTCACTGACCGCGTCCGGTGCGCTCGCCGGGCGGACCATCAGCCTGAGCGGCACCGCCCCGAACGGGCCCGTGACCATCACCGCGAAGGGCATCGGTATCCCGCCGAGATCCTGGACGGTCACTGCTACCGGCGGGACCTGGACCGCGACCTACCCGGCGACCCGGACGACCACGTTCGTTGCCGGTTCCGGTGGGCAGGCCACTGCGCCGGTCATGGTGAGGGTCACGACCCGGATGACGGCGCTCGTCGTTGCGCAGGCTGGCTATGGGAAGGTCAAGATCTATACGTTGGGGCAGCCCTCTGCTGGTGCCCGGTACTGGGTGTCGGTGAACGGCAAGCACAAGATGATCACCTCAGTGCGCGTCTTCACCCTGAACACCGGCAAGGGATGGAAGGCCATCAAGGTAAGGATCGTGTCTCCGGGCTGCACCACGGGTCCCGGGAGGACTGTCGTCAAGATCGTAAGGTGAGACGGCAGTAAGGTAAGGTCTGTGGTGGTGCCCGCAGGATTTTTCTGTGGGCACCACCACTTTTCGGTGAACGTTGCTGATGGGAAAGGGAACAGGAGTGTCGCCTACGGGCGTGCAGGCGGTGTTTCTGCGTGAGAATCGCCTTGAGATATTCGCGGAGTGGCGTGATCGGGCGGCCTGTATCGGAACGGATTGTGAGTCGTTTTACGGAGATGGCTTAGGCGTCCAGCAGGAGGCGCTACGTATCTGCCATAGCTGCCCAGTCATAGAGGAATGCGCAGAGTGGGCCCTCCGGTCTGGTGAGGTTTTCGGGATCTGGGGCGGGACAACCCCAAGAGACCGAGCCCAAAGAAGGTTGCTTAAAAAATCGACATAATGTTTCATAGGGGCATGGACATGCCTGATTGTGAGGACCCGGATTGCGGGGCTGACCCCGACATGCCAGGCGTCGGATGGCTCCCTCGTGCGCCCTGGGCCCCGGACTCCCCAAGACCGTGCCCTGTGTGCCGGCCCCATGCCTGCCGGAAGCCGGGCGAACGGCGCTACGTAATGACCTGAGGATGAGGAATACGAGATGACCAAGGCCAGTGTTGAACTCCAGACGCTCATAGGTGTTATTGAGCGTCTCCGAGGAGAACTTGAGACCGGTAACCCCAGCAGAGATGCTGCCGGTTTCGTGGTGAGGGCCTGCGATGCTGTTGTCCGGACCCTGTCGTATGCGGAGGTCGCGTCGCCGATGCGTTTCCGGCTGATCCGCGACGAGGATGTTTCCGGTGTCTCCGGGGTGGGGCATATCGCGGACGGCGTGGAATGGTCATCGGGACGGGTGACGCTCCAGTGGGAAGGTGAGCGTGCCTCGCTGTCGCACTGGGACTCTCTGGAGGACATGCTGGCCTGTCATGGGCACGGTGGGCGGACCCGGGTCGAGTGGCTGGACTCGGGCCTCCCGGCCTGCCCGCAGCGTGACACGAGCGATTTCGTCGCGGCCCTGGAAGCGGCCTTGCGTGGTGTTCGTGAGGCGGGCGAGATGGTGCCGTCTGTGGCGGTGATGGCTGAGGTTGTGCGGTGCCTGGAGATGGCTGTAACGGTGGCTGGTGAGCTTGCTGACCTGCGGGTCCGGTTCGCTCTGGTCGGGCGTGCGTTGAGCGTCTGACGGGTCCGCTGCGGGACGTCCAGAGCGATAACGCTACGGATGTGGCATCATGGTTCTGTCAGGACACCAACGAACAGAAGCCGAGGCAGCCATGGTGGAAGAATGGACGGTAAGCCAAGTCGCGGATTATCTCGGCATCAACCAGAACTCCGCACGGACAGCACTCAGCCGCCTGGGCATTCGGGCCCTCCGCTACCGCCGGAACCCCTCTCCTGCCGGTGGAGGGTCCCTCGCGCTCTACTCCGCCCAGACCGTCCGTGCTCGTGCCGCAGTAAGGCCCGGACGTGGCAACCGAATAAATCACTGACCCCCCTAACACCACCCCCGCCGACCGGACCCCGGACGGCCCGGATTAGGGACACACCTTGACTGAGCTGACAGACACCTATGACGACACCAACACCCCTACCCCGCCCCAGGACGACCCTGCGGAACGCTCTGTCCTCGGAGCAATGCTGCTGTCCAAGGACGCCATCGCGGACGTCGTTGAGGTCCTTAGGGGACACGATTTTTACCGCCCTGCACACGAGATCATCTATGACACGGTTCTGGACCTGTACGGGGCCGGCGAACCAGCAGACCCCGTGACCGTGGCGTCACGGCTCGTCAACGCCGGGCAGATCACCCAGATCGGCGGCCCGGCGTACCTCCACACGCTGATCGCTGAGGTCCCCTCGACGGCGGGGGCACGGTCCTACGCCGAGGCCGTCCGGACGGCGGCAACCCTCCGGGCTCTCACCATGGCGGGGACGCGGATCCTCCAGATCGGGCACCGACGGTCCGGGGCAGCGTCCGAGACTGCTGAGGAAGCGGTCACGGCAGCCCACGCTGCCCTTGACGATGCCACCGGGGCCCGCAACCAGGCATCGGACTGTCGGCCCCTCGGGATGCTCGTCGAGGAGGTCATCGACATCGTCGAGGCGGCAGGATGCCATAATATGACGATGCAGGGCATACCGACAGGATTTGCGGATCTTGACCGGCTCACCCACGGGCTACACCCCGGGCAACTGGTCGTGATCGCGGCCCGTCCCGCAATCGGAAAATCGACCCTCGCCCTCGACTTCGCACGCTCGGCCGCCATGTCGAAGCTCACCACGGTGCTGTTCTCACTGGAGATGAGCGCCCAGGAAGTCACCATGCGTTTTCTCTCCGCGCAGGCCCGCGTCGGGCTCCAGAAGCTTCGTACCGGGGCCGTCGAGGATTCTGACTGGATACGGATCGCCGAAAAAATCGCTGAACTCCAGGACGCGCCACTGTTCATCGACGACAGCCCGAACATGTCGCTCCCAGAGATCCGCGCGAAATGCCGCAGGCTCAAGCAACGGAACGACCTGAAGCTGATCATCGTGGACTATCTCCAGCTCATGACGTCAGGGCGCCGGGTGGAGAGCCGGCAGCAGGAGGTCTCCGAGTTCTCTCGGACTCTGAAGCTCCTCGCGAAAGAGTTAGGGGTACCCGTCGTGGCGTTGAGCCAGCTGAATCGGGGTCCGGAGCAGCGGGCGGATCGTCGTCCGTTGCTGTCGGATCTCCGCGAGTCGGGGGCTATCGAGCAGGACGCTGACCTGGTGATCCTGTTGCACCGGGAGGATGCCTACGACCGGGAGAGCCCCCGGGCGGGGGAGGCGGACCTGATCGTGGCGAAGCACCGGAACGGGCCGACGGACACGGTGACGGTGGCGTTCCAGGGGCACTATTCGAGGTTCGTTGACATGGCGGAGGGGTGATTGGTTGTTCAGAGTTGACACACACACCACGTTGTGACAGTATGTGGATGTCAGGTAATTGTCAGAACGCCAGGAGGACGCCATGAACGCCACCCGAGACGACGAACTCACCAGACCGCGGCCCAGCGTCGGCAGCGACGCCGTGAAGGACTCGTAATGTGGCCCGGCGTCGTGCCAGCGCTCGACTGGGATGACGAAGATTTGTGCCCGGCGTTGGATTGCGAGGGGAAGATCACCTTCGACTCTGGCCTATTCGAATGTGACTCCTGCGGCGCCCAGTGGACCTCGTCTTACGAGGAGGGCCACCGCCCGGAGCTCTCGGACGGCTGAGCAAGGCAGGGGATGTATTGCCTACCCTGTTGACACACACCACGCTATATGGACATCAGCAAACGAGGAGGACACCATGGGCGCCACCCGAGAGATCTGCAACTGGGATGAGCTTTACCCCACCCACGACTTCACCAGCTACGTTGACGAAGTCATCGCCGACCTCCCCGGACTCTCCGACGACGCACGGAGAACCATCACCATCACCTACCGGGAAGCCCTCCAGGCGCAGCTCGCCAAGGACGGTATTTTCTTCTGCGCCTGGGAAGAGATCTTCACCACCAGCGAGGACAACCAGGCCGCTGACAGCGACCTCATCACCATCATCAACGAAGCCCTCGACACGGTCAGCCTGGAAAAAATCGCCCTCGACGTCACCAAGCAGTAGCACGTCTAACCAGCACGCCGTAGGCCCTGCCCCAGCATCCCGGGGCAGGGCCTACGGTCTGCTACTAGTAGATCCATGTACGCCCGTCTCTGGCTCGCGCTCACAGATGCCCTCCGGGACTGGACAACCAACCCCGCAGCACGCCACGCCAACGGCCCCACCCAGCACGCCACCTGCACCCACCCCGGCTGCGACGCGCAGACCATAGCCACCATCGAAGCAGAGTCCCCCTACCCCTCACCGGACGTCCTCTGTCCGGAACACACCGAGACCGGACTGCTCTGGTGGAACAACGGCGCAAGACACCTGGAACCGCCCCGGCCCATCACCACAGCAGAAGCCGCGCGGATCTCTTGGGACAGCCGAGGCCAGTGGTTGACCTGCCAGCGGTGCCGGGGAATCCTAGGCCCCGTAACCGTCCTCACCTGGGCAGCACATGAGCCTGACCACCAGGCGCAGGGATGGTGCCCCCGGTGCTGGGAGGACCTCCAGCCGGGCACTGACCTGACCGGCCTCGATATCACCGGTGTCCTGCCCCTGGACCAGCCGTCGGCAGCAGTAGACCTCCACGAGGCACGCGCACGATCACGAAGGGTCCAAGCCCAGCACCGATAGGATCCGGGGCGGGCAGGTGAGTGCCCGAGCGCCTGGGCACTCACCTGGACGGGATGAGAAACGGCCCCACTCCCCCCGTCACGGGGAGTGGGGCCGCTCCTGTTGCACCGTGCAGGCCCCACCCTGGGGCCAGGCGCGGACCTGTCGAGTACGGCCGCGGGCGACAGCTAGCTGATGATGAGGGCTGCCAGGAACATCCACAATCCGTGCCAGCTCTGGTCAAGGGCATAGGCCCCAGTACCGCACGGGGCAGCGATAGGGTCCCCCAGCCTGGAGAACCGCCCCTTACCCATGACAGCGGCCAGCCACCGCAGCGTGCTGCGCCGGTCAGCCCACCAGTGGGATACGGCGTCGATGCTCAGACCAGCCACCAGCCCCACCAGGCCAGGACGCCACCCAGTGGCAACGGAGACCGCGACCAGCGCGACACCCTTCACCAGCGTCAGAGACAGGACGTGCCTGCTGCACGCCAACCGCCCGACCCACCCCGGTAGCCCTTTCTTCATCACTTGAGGACCGGTCTGGGCCCAGTGGTCGCCAACCTGGTGCCCGACCCACAGGGCCACGAACACTGCCGCGAATTCCCCCGGCATCAGAAGTCCCCCGGCGCGACCTGAGCGCAGAACAGGCCACAGTCGCGCCACAGCCGTACGCATTGATCACGGTCATCCAGGACTCGCAGGTTGTCCTGCGGGTCACCGATCAGCGGGTGATCCCGGAAGATCTTTTCTAGGATCTCCCCCTTCACCTCGTAGTCATGCCTACGGTCTCCGGCCTTCCGCATGTATACCGAGTTGTATTGCACTCTGTGTCTCGCCAGCCACGCCTCAGTTTCTTCCTTACAGGAGTCCTGCCGCCCGGACACGATAATGATCAGGTGCCCTGCCGCCCTGAGAGCCTGGACAATCTCAATGACTGGCAGGTTAGGGAGGTCTTCCCACACCCGGTCCTCCTCGTAGGGACCACGCCCCCCCGGGCACCTGATTGCGAGAGTCCCGTCAACATCCACAACCCAGTAACTCACTGTGTCCTCCTCGTTAGGTGTGTGCGGCCGACCCTGGTGAGGGTCCCCGCGATGTCCCAGGCAGACCGTAGGTGCCGCCGGGTCGAGTTTTGCGGTGCTGGTTTGAGCTGGGCCTTAGCGCGGACCATGTGAGCGTGCTCGCTGGCCGTGACCAGGGCGCCCGGGTAGCTGATGAGGGGGTTCGACCCGTGCCCGCCCGGTGGGACGACCACGACGTCCTCGAACGTGGCTAGGACCCACCCGAGGAGGACCCCGGTCTCGATGATCGGCCCCGGGTTCGTCAAGGCTCTCCCGTTCCGGCGGTTCACGTGCGGGCAGGGAGCCCTTACGTCTTCCACCGCGACCACGGCATTCCCGCCGCTGATCTCGATCCCGTTCCGGATCTCCGCGCACACTGCTACCGCGTACGGAACCCGGTCCCCGGCCGTGTTCTCGACCACGACACCGTGCAACAGATCACGGCCCCGCCTCGCGATGACACCGGTCCATCGCGCCCCGGGATCCACGCCCACGATGGTCAGCGTCACGACGCGCCTACCCAGGCGAACACGGCGCCATACGGGCCGGGCCCCATCGCCGTCGGAGAGGCCGTCGCCAGCCCGTCACTGACCAGGGCCCGGAGCAGGACGAGGGCCCCACCCTCTGTGAGACCGGCGTCTTTCGCGACCTGGGAGGCCGTCCCCTGACCGCGTCTGCTCAACGCTGCCACCGCAGCCCTGTTCAGGTCACCGCAGGACCTCACGGAAACGCCCCGGCCGTTCATGGGCACACCAGCCGCAACAGGACGTTACCGACACGCCAGTGGTGCCCGCTGGTGTCTTCCTCCGGGTAGTCCCCGACAGCCCCGGTAAGGGCCTCTATGGCGCGCTCACGGATACCATCTCCGTCGGTCGTCTCCACCGTGAGGGAGACGTCAGCGCGACCAGGCCACCCCCAGCCGCGGGAATCACTCCCGAAAGCCACCCGGGCGACCCAGGAGAGCAGACCGGCGGCTTCCAGGGCCTCACAGGCAGCGCTCGCGGCCTTCCATTCCTCCAGGGTCTTGGACGTCACGGCCAGAGCGTCACCGCGGCTGCTGACATCGTCGAAGACGACCCCGACGGGGCCAGCAACGGTCTGGAGGAGCACGTCATGGTGTGCTGTTTCTGCTCCGGCGGCGAGAACCAGGAGCCGCGCCTCGGAAACGCCCCCGGCTGGCGTGAACCGCAACTGCGGTCTGACGGAAAGATTCTGGTCCCAGACTCCGCCGATGAGGGTCGAGCCTGAGGCAGCGAGGACCAGGCCCGCCGTCGCATTGACGGCGGCGGGGCAGGTCAAGGTCCGGAGCCCGGGTGCTGTCATGAGGTCCTCCCCTCGGCGATGCGGCGGGCGAGGTCGCTGGTGACACCGGCTCGGACCTGCTCCCAGAGCCAGGAGCCTTCCGGGGTCCCGGACTGGGAAATCTCCGCCAGGACCCGTCCGGCTGCTGCTTGCGCGTGGGAGTCGCGGCGGACCGCGCACACGTACAGCTCGGCGAGGCCGGCTGCCAGGGGCGGGCTGTCGCCCGCTGTGATAGCTGTGGTGCTGGTTTCGGCGCGGGGTACCGGCAGAAGCCGGTGTAGGACTTGGATCGTTTTCATGGTGTCCTCTCGGTGTTCTCTCGGGTCGAGGCCCACCGGTCCACGGTGTCTATCCTCCAGAGGGGGGTAGGTCGTGGGCCGAGGTCTTGGGATTGCCAGTCCAGCAGCAGGCCGCGGACTGTGGCGTACGCGTCGGGTGGTGGCGCTGTTCCCCGGTAGACGTAGGACCGCCACGTGCGGGGCAGGGCTTTCCTGCCGTAGTGACGTTCCAGGTGATCGACGACCTGCTGCGCCGTTAAGAGTTTCACTCCCGTCACAGTACATCCCTGAGATGCGCTGTGGGTAGTGTGTGGGCCGGTGACACCGTAGTGTCACCGGCCCACCCAGAAATCACCATCCGATCACTGAGGCCAGGGCCTCAGCGCACGGCGGGACCCACGCCGCCACAGACCCGACCTTGCTGAAGACCCGAGGAGAAAAGGTGCTGGACGTATACGTCCAGTAGGCCGACGGCAGCGTCCCCTCGCCCCTCACAACCTTGTGAGGGATCATCCGGGCTGCCACCGCGACCCTCCGTCGGAACGCGACGGCATCACCCTCCGCGCTTGCGACGACCATCACCGCGAAAACCGCTAGACGGTCATCCTCCGCCCCTCGGAGAGGCCGTCCCCACAGCTGCCCCCACGCGGTCTCTGAGCCGTCGAGCTTCTCACGAAGCCCCTGGACTTCAGGCCGGAGACCGAACGCCATCCTGACGACGGCTGTTCGTGCCTCCTCCAGGCACGAAGGGATGAACCACTTGATGACGCCGCGAAGGCTCGCGTCCCTGACCGAATCACCTTCAGCCGCCTGTGCGCGCTGGTGCGCTTCCACGAACCAGGACGGCGGCGAGACCATCGGCAGTGCTGCCCCCAGGGCCTTACGTGCCCTCTCAATCCCGATCCTGAGAAACAAGAACTCCTCGAAGCTGTCCCGGTCATCAACACAGGGCTCGTTGAACCATTCGATGAGATCCTCCTGGCCGTAGCCGAGGGAGAGCAGCACCTCAAGGGCTTTCTCCGGGGACGGCCCGGTGACCCCGATCCCGGCGCGGTCCAGGGCCCGGAGAACGACCGGAAGCTGAATCTTCGTACCTGTTACGACAGCCTCAGCGATCATGGCGTTGTCCAGCCCGGCAAGACGAGAATCGATCAGATCCCAGACCGAGGCCGAGATCGGGCGATACCCGCGATCCCGGCAACGCCTAAGACATTCCTCGCGGGGGACCTCGAATCTCTTGATCACGAGGAAAGCGTTGTTCTCCTCGGCGATGATTTTCATGTTGTGCAGGGCCATCGTGGAGACGTTCGTATCGTCAATGACGACGATAGTGTTTCTGCTACAGGACGAGCTGAAGTGTCCCCTGATGGCCTTTCTCTGGATCTGGGACACCTTGCTTTCCTGCTGAGTGTTCCCCAGGGGCGGGTATCCGCGCAGAGCACGGAGGTCGTCCCGTGAGGGCCCCTTGAAGGCCCTCGTTTCCATTTCCTTATACGTGCTGTTGATCTCGTCCACGTAGCGGGATGCCCACGTGGTTTTCCCGCACCCGGGGGGTCCCTGGGTGATGACGAGGGCCCGCAGCGGCCGGTGATAATCGTTGGCCAGAATGCCGGTGATCTCGCTGATGCTCATGGCGTCCAGGGCGCCCATGGTGTCCTCCTGGGTTAGTTGGATCAGATGCTCAGGATGGGGGGAAGACCCTCGACGCCGTCGAGGTCCGCCCCGGTCAGGATCACTCCTGTCAGGTCTGCGTCGGTGAGGTCCACGCCGGACAGGATCGCGTCGGTCAGATCCGCGCCGGTGAGGTTCGCCTCGGTCAGGTTCGCGCCGGTGAGGTCTGCGTCGGTGAGGTCCGCGCCGGACAGGTTCGCGTCGGACAGGTCAGCGTCGGACAGGTTCGCGCGGTTGAGGTTGGCCGAGCTAAGGTCCGCGCCTGACAGGTCGAGGCCCGACAGGTCGAGGCCCGACAGGATGAGACCGGTCAAGTAGGTGTTGGCCAGGCTGCCCCAGTGCGCGACGCCGTGGAAAGTGACCTCTCCGACGACCTCGGCGGACAGGAACAAGAACCGGCCGACCCGGATGTTCTTCTCGATGTTCTCCTCGATGTTCTCCTCGGGCATGTGATCGGCGAGTGGTGCGAAGGGGCTGGCCAGCGGTACGACGAGGACTGCCAGCGGTGTGCCGATACTCCAGCTGTAGTCGAAATCCCTCTGGGCGCAGAGCAACCCGGGGTAGGTTCCCCCGGTGGGGGGGAGTGGCGTGCGTCCGAGTTCCCCGCTGGGGATTCGGTCACCGCCGCAGTGGATGACGGCGTAGACGGATCCGTGGGGGGCGGGGCCGAGGTTGAGGGACTGGGCTGCGGCCCTGGCGAATGTTTTCATGGGCTTCCTCTCAGATGTGATGCCTAGATAGTGTCACGTCTTGTGGCGTGTGTCAACGTTAGCGCCGCCAAAGAGGAAGAGCCCCCACCCCTCAGGGCAGGGACCCAACCTCCGGCCGCCGGCGACGTTTACCCGTCGGGCACGGCCACAGACGACGGATCAGACGTTTCCCTCAGGGCAGGGATCTGACGGAAACCAGTCAATCACCCCGAGCCAAATGGCCCGGTACACCAGCTTCTGCGCCAGAACCGGCATGACCTGAGCCATGGCCAGGTCGTCCAGTTCTCCGAGCAGCTCCCCCGGCTCCACCATGCGCCGGGCAAGCTCCCAGACACCATCCCGGTGCCGCAGAACGTCCACCTCACAGACCGCGAGGGCCTGCTCAACCAGGGGAAACGCCAGGTTCAGGGTCCCCTCGTAGAGCCGAACTTCCTCATTCGTGAGGCGCGGAGTGCAGCGTTTCCTCAGGGCCTCTACCCGGTCACGCATTATCTTGCGCGTCGCGAGTTCGGTTTCCTCGTCGTCGAGCTCACAGATCCCGGTCAGCTCTACTTCCCAGGGCTCATGGCCAGCCACCGGGGTTTCCCGAATGGCAGTCTCTTCCGTCGCGGTCAGGCCGCGCCTGAGGTGCTCCTGGTAGATTCCGGTGAGATTCTCGGCCAGGGCGGCCGTCGAGGCGCGCATCGCCTCGGCCCTTGCGGTCAGGCCCGGGATGAGGTTCCCCGGGATGAGGCTCACCAATTCCTCCAGGAAACTCTTTTCCTCGGAGAGGGCCCGGAGGTCCCTCGGCCAGTTCTTGTCTGAGAGGTGACTGGGGCACGTCCCGTCACCGGGGATGACCTCCCCGGAGTCCAGCTTGACGTCTCCGTACTCGTCGGACCTGACCGGTTCCCCTCCACCGTTGATCTCGGTGGCGGTGTTGTCGGCGAGCCCTTCGAGGGCGCGCCGTATCTGTTCGACTCGGGTGTCCAGCGCCTCGATCTCGGACTTACGGATAGCGAATTCTGTCACACAGTCCGGGTCCTCCTTGGAGGAAACGGCAACTACTCCCTGTCGGAGCCAGACGTACCGGGGAGACCAACACCCAGAACGAGATACCAGCCCCCCATCACCATCCGCTTGCCAGTTCCAGACGTGCCGTGTCAGGGCCGACTGAAGGGCGGCCCGGTACCGGTTGTGGATCCCGGGGACGGTCCAGTCGGCGTCATCAGCGATGACGATGACGCCGTCCTCACGAGTGGTGGCGTAGGGGCCCGGTGTGGTGTTCATGGGTTTCCTCTCTCTGGTCTCTGGCTGGTGGGGTTGTTTACTCGGTCGCGCCGTTGCTGAGCAGGATCTCTCGGATGCCCTCGTCCATGAGCGCTCCGGTGATCTTCGCTCCAGAGACTCTCGCGTCTCCGATGTTCTTGGCGGATCGGAGATCGGCCCCGGTCAGATTCGCGTTCAGGAAATCGGTCTTGGCCAGGTCTGCGCCGCTCAGATCGGCGCCGGTGAGGTTGGATCCCCGGAGCTTGGCCCCGGTCAGGTTCGCCCGGCGGAGTGTTGCTGCTGTCATGTTTGCCGTGTTCAGGGAGGCGCCGGTGAGGTTCGCTCGCGCCAGGTTGATCCTGATCATGGGGATCCCGGAGAGTCCTGCCTCGGGGAGGCTGGCCCTTTCGAGAAACCATCCGGACAGGTCCCAGGTCCGCTTGTCCCAGTAGCGCGCTGCGGACCAGTCCTGGAGGTTGAGTCCTCTGAGGGAGACCCGGGCTAGGGCTCCTGACTTCACGACCTCGGAGATCGTGAACGTTCCGATCTTCTCGACTTTCTCGCGCGGGACCCGCAAGCAGGGGATGTTCCCTACGCCGCGTCCGCTCCGGATGGCGGCGGAGCGGGGGAAGACCGGGATCGCGACGAGGACGAGCTCCTCGTCAGGGTGGGGCAATCCCTTGAAGTTTGCCCAGATGGCCTTCCGGTCAAGGTCCGCGGGGTTGACCCAGGCGTAGAATTTTTCGCCTTCGTTGACGTCGATTCCGAGGTGGGTTGCTGCTGCCTCTGCCGTTGTCTGGCGGGGCCCGTTGTGGAGTTTCATGATGTCCTCTCAACGCTTGCTGACATCCACATACTGTCACATGTAGTGGGTTGTGTCAACACGACAACGCCAACAACCCCAGCACCAGCACCACCAGCACCGGCCTCGCCACCCACACCTCACCCCGCCCACCCGAATGCCACCCCACACCCCTATGCCCCCACCACAACCCCATCGGAATACCCGGCCCACGCCCCGGGCTCTCCGCCCCATAGAGAAGATCCCCCACCAGGTGAGACCCCCAGCCGGCGAGCAGCGCCAAGACAGGCCACAGCAGACCCGGGCCCACCACCACCAGCCACACCAGGACCAGCACCGGCAGCCCCCACCAATGCGTGATCCCCCGGTGCTGTAGCGGCCCGCCCCGACCCAGCACCTCGTCCGGGACCCACCGGTCCAGGAACCTCCACCACCCGTACTGATCCATATCCGGCGACAGCACGCCCCCCGACACGAGGACCGACAGGCCGACCCCCAGGACAGCCCGCCCAGGCTCCCACCCCTCCACCAGCCCCACCCCGAGCCCTGCCACCGCCCCAGCCAACCGGTGCGTAGCCCTATTCACAGAACCACCACCACGGCGGTAACCAACGTCAGCACTGTCAGCACCGACGCCACCAGCGACAGGACAACCGCCGCCCGCAGGACCTCCCGTATGTGGACCTCCGACGGCTGATTCAGCGACGCCACCATCACAGCCGTCGAGCACGTCGTCACTCCGAGCCCCAGCAGGGACAGCAACGTCACCACCCCAACCACCAGACACGTCGTCAGCACCAGCCCAAACAGGAAATTCGCGATCCCCACCGAGACCGACTTCATCAGAACGTCCACGGAACATCCCTTTCCTCGACCCACATGATCAGGGCTCCCAAGCCGTACAAGGCATAGCTGGCAGAGGCAGTGCCTCTCACCGCGGACACCATCGCCGAGACCCCCAGGACGCCAGCCGCAGCGAACAGCGCGCCAGCCACCAGGGGGAGTACCCCCGACAGGGGACCTCCTCCCAGTAGCTCACCGCACCTCAACACAGACGCCGCCGCAACGCCCACAGCGATAGCCCTCGACGGGAGATTCTCACGGACGCTCATGACGTCACCCTCACGACTCCAGCCTGAGCTGCCAGCTCAGGCGCAACGCGTTCCTTCCACCAGGACCGTGACCCCCCCAGGTCACGGGACAATGGCACATACCATCCGGCCTTCGACGTATCCACTCCTGCGTTCAGAGCAGCCGTGACCGCGTCCTCTAGCACAGGGATACTCCGGCCCTGGGCAGCCGCCGGGGCCGGGGCCTTCGCGCGCCGCTGGGCCGGTCGCTTCCCTACGGCAGTTGCCGGATCCTCAGCTTTCTTGGCCTCACGGGCTTTGGCCTCGGCAGTCTCCCGGGCCTCGACGACGCGACGCTCGGCTTCCTTCTGCTCGCGTTCCTGAGCGGCCCGGGCAGCGGCCTCAGCCCTCGCCTCTGCCTCTCGGGCAGACCGTGCCTCCTGCTCATGGTGCCGTTGCATCACCAGCTCCAGGCCGAGACCCAGCACCACGACAGCCGGGAACACGACCCCGGAAATCCGGGCGTTGAGTTCCTGCCCGGCCGTCGCCGACGCCGTGACCATGGCCTGATTCGCCCAGAGACTAATGCCCTGGCAGGCCGTGACCACGATGATCCCCGTAGGCAGGGCGCCGCTGATCCGCGTCGCCTGGGAGAGCAGGAGGATCCCGAGGATCCCCCCGAGTTCGATTACCCCGGCGGCGAGCCACGCGAAAAAACCCGCTTGGCCGTACAGACCCATCGCGTCGTGGACGTGGACGAAGGAGCCGAGGGACGCCCCCAGGACGAGGGCACGGTCCCCCGCGGAGATCCACCCCCACACCGGGGGCCGCGCAGCCTGCACGGCGATCGTGGTCGCGCTCATGCTGCTTTCCTTTCCCACTGGCCGCGAGAGGTTTTCGCGGCGACTTGCCCGAGATCCTTCAGAACACGGTCGTAAATCTTTCCCCATTCGGGGTCCGTTGGTTGCAGCCCGGCGTCCCCAGTACGGGCCAAGAACTCGACCATCACCTCGGATGTCCTAACCGGGCCTTCCGCGGCCAGATCCTCGACGATCCCTGCGACCAGCGCTCGCCGGTCACCCACCGAGGACGACGCCTCCACCAGCCGGACCGCCGGGACCTCCCCGCCTTCCCCGCTCCCCTGAACAGCGGCGGCCTCGACCTCCTCGACGGCCACCAACGCCGCCGCTTCGAGGCCCCCGGGAACGATCGTGTCCGCGACCTGCCACATCGACGGCACGCTGTCGGGGCGGCCCTGTGAATCATCGATCCAGTCCGTTCGGGACACCCCGCACCGGTCCCCGCCCTGAGTGACCCACAGGCCCGTTCCCGGCTGGCCCTTCGGGATCTCGGCGAGATTGATCTGAACACCGCCACCGAAAGCCATCTGCCCGGACCCGCGGTTCGACCATCCGGCCCACACCGACCCGTTGGCCTGAATATTCATGCGGACGGCCTCGCCGCCGTTCGGCCCGAAAGCCTCGTTGAGGCTGCTGGTCTGGGTAACCCAGGCCAGGGACACGCCGTACTTTCTGCCTAACTTCGCGACCTGCTGCGCAAGCAGCATCGACTGTTTGTCCCCGATGATCCCCGTAGCCTCCTCGATCAGGAGGAGGTACAGGGGGTACTCGGGGCCCACCTGGAGCGTCGAGACACCGACACGCTCCACCCCCCGGTCCACGATCCGCATAGACCGCATAGCGTGCTGCCGGGACTCCATCACCGCGACAGCCCGCTGGAGCGCGAGCCGGCAGTCCTCGACCGTCGTCCCGAACCGGAACCTCACCCGGTCATCCGCGAGGGCGGGGAGCGAGGTCTCACCCAGGTCCACGAGGTCAAGGACGACCCACCCGACCTTCTCACCTGTGGCCTCCAGTGCCGGCACGTGCGGCTGCATGATCCGCCCCACCGTCCCGATCACCGCCGCTGTCTTCCCCGACCCGGACCCGCCGGTGAACCACCAGTGGCGGACCCCGGATTCCGGGCGCTGCACTTCAGCGACCACCCGGGTGCCGTCCGGGCGGGTCCCGACCTCGACCGTCGTCGCCGTCACCCCGGCAGGAGTCCACGGCCGGGACTCCGCGAGGGTCGCCTCTGTCGTCACGACGACCCGAGGCCGCGAGTTGTCCGAGGTCCGGATGACCTCGACCCACAGCGGCGACACCCCGAAAGCCGTGGCGATGCGCTCCCGGGCACTAACGACGAGCTGCGCGCCCTGAGAGTCCCTCGGGCACACAACCGTCGCCGACCACGACGTGTCCTTGACCTCGACACCCTCCAGGCGGGTCCCGGCGATTGCTTTCTTCTCGGCCCCCAGGTACTCATCCCAGGTCCGGGCCTGGTCTGTCTGGCGCGGCTTCCGCGCTGCCCTGGTCTCTTCCGTGACCGGGCGGGCCCGGAAATGCCAGCCCCTCGCCACGGACGCCACGACCGCGACCAGGACCAGCGTCATCCATCGGGCGGGGAGCTCCACCGGCCCGGCTGGGAGACCCACCCAGACGGCCGACAACAGGACAACCCCGGACGACGCGATGCGGCGGTTCGCCCCTCCGCCGAGACTTCCCAGCCACAGGACAGCCCCTACCATCCACGCCAGGGCAACGAGGGCTTTCCCGACCCCCACCATCCACCCCCCGGGCAGGTAGTGGACGCCCAGCCAGGTCACGTCGAGCCCCAGAGCGACTGCCCACACGGACCCGATGGCCCGGTGCCCACCAGCCTGCAGGTAGGCACGATGCCAGGCAGGCTTACCGGTAGGGATCTTCCCCGAGAGGGCCCCCAGGTCGATGCTGGCCCCGGACTGTTGCGCGAGGGCAGCGAGAACCGCAAGGTCCCTGGCCTGCTGCCGGTCGGCGTTCCGCTGCTCGGCAGCCTTCTGAGTGGCACGGCGCTTCCGGCGCCGCACCAGCCGCACGACCCCCACGGCGGGACGCAGCGGCCCCGGAGTCCTCATCCTGCCCATGATGGTGTCCTCTCAAATAGGGGGGCGGGCGCCGCATCTCCTCGGCGCCCGCCCGGTCCGATCCTCAGCGCTGGCCCAACAGCTCCTGCGCCGAGTCCGCGGTGACCCCGGACAACGCCTCGGTCGCCTGGTCCCACTGGCCGTGCAGCATCGCGGCGTGGGCCAGGAGCTGCTCCTGCGCGTTGTCAAGAGCGGACACGGCGTGTTGGAGTGCTCCGATGGCGTCTGCGCCGCCGCCGACGTCGTGCCGGGAGTTGGCCTCCACAGCCGCCGACAGGGCTGCCGCCGTCCCCGCAACCTGCGCGATGATCGCTTCCAGGCCGGTGCCCGCAGCCTGGTCCCAGGCCGCGAGGTACGGGGTGATCCCCGCGTCCTCAGCGGACACGTTCGTGGTGTTCTCGCTCATGGTGTCTCCCTCGGTTTTCTTGCTCGTCTCGGCTGGGGCGGTCGCCCCAGCGTTGGTGCTGTCCTTCTGCTGCGAGGCAGCAACGGCAGCCGTGCACCCGTCACACCCGCAGTCCTCCGACGTCGGGTGCGCACCGTCACCGTTGATGCTGGTCATCCCGGTGCCGCAGGACGGGCAGCGGACCCGACCGTCCTGCACGACAGTCCGGCACCCGCAGGCCGTGCACCGGCCCGGGGTCGTGCCCTGGTACTGCCCCGCCCCGACGACGGCGCAGGCAGCGCACAGGGAAGGCTCCCCGTCCTGCCGTTCGAGGCATTCCCTGCCGCACTTCGCGCAGGACGTGAGAACGGCAGCGGCGGCACCAGGCGCGGTGCTATCGACGAAGGCTCTGCACTGGCGGCAGATGGTTCTGCCGTCCACGGCCAGCAGCGTCACGGCACCGCACCGCGGGCACCGCACGGCATCACGGGACAGTGCCGTGGAAGAGCCCGCGGCACCATCGCCTGGTGCCGCGGTAGTGCTTTCGGGCGGTGCCGCGGCGGCACCAGTGTCAGTGCCGCTAGGTGCCGTGGCACTGGCCTTCCCTGGTGCCGTGGCAGCGTCCACGTCACCAGCCGCGGCAGTGCCGCCACGGCGCTCGCGGACCTTCCGGACCGCGATCGCGGCAGGCGACGGCACCCGCTCACGGCGCACCCGATGCGCTGCCGTGAACCCGCGTGCGGCACCTCCTGCGGCACCTCTCGCGGCACCAGCGATCCCTGTCCCCACCAGGGACGCTGCACCACCAGCAGCTATCAACGCACGCCCCTTACGGGACTTCGTGAGGCGCTGCCGCAGTGACTTGCGGCGCGGTGCCACAGCCGCCTTGCCGCCCTTCGCGGCACCTGCTGCGGCACCTGCCGTGGCACCAGTCACGGACGCCGTGAGGCACCCGCCCGACGCCACCTCGAAAAGGATGAACAGCAGGAACAGTTCCATGATCACGGCACCTCCGTGATCTGCTGCTCGAACCAGCCGCCAACAGTGCCGTGGGCCCACTGCACCGGGCCCTCAAGCGCCTGCCCCAGCGACGACAGACACACCGTCAACAACAGGGGCACCAGCACCGCCAGGTGCACGTCACTCCACGCCAGGCGGCGCTCCGACACCTTAGGCAGGGCACCACAGGCCAGGCGCAGCAGGAGCAGCGAGGCCCCTGCCACGACCAGGCCATGACCGGCGCTCGCGTTGAACCCGTCCGATGTCGGGAATTTTGGCGCCCCCGGCGACAGCGACCCGGCTACGGAGTTCAACGCGCCGAAAATGGCGCCGACCGCGAAACCGGCCATTCCTTCGACGATCCCCACCGCCCACACGAAAACGCCCATCACAGGCGTCATCGCGAGTGTTGCCCCCGCAGCGACCATCAGGATCAGACCGAGAATCTTGTCAAGCTGGTACTTATCGACCAGCCTGATTTTGACCTTGAGAGAATCAAGGCCAAAGACGATCACGATCATCACTACTGCTGCCGTGATGGCCGCGCCGTCCGCTGCTGCACCGCTCATCATTCCTCCCTTCATTGACATCAGTCGGCGGGCCTTGTACACGCGTGCGTGCACGCGCACGTACACGCCTACGTACCTTGGCCCCGAAAAACGTTCCGTAGGTTTTCCGTTTCCGTTTTCCGTTCAGGTCCCGGTCCCGCGGAGTCTGGCCTTCACCAGACCCTTGATGAGGGCCGCTGCCTCACGGCGGAGACAGTCACCGGGTTCTGTGGTCCCGTCGAGCCTGTCGAGCCCGACCGCTGTGGCCCTGAGCCGTCGGAGAGCCTCGTTCAGCTCTCGGTCGGCGGCTGTCTTCTGCCGGTAGGCCACTGCTCAGCCCTCGTACCGGGCGACGACGGTCCCGTTACCCGCGTACTTCGCGTCCTGCTTGCGGACTTCGAGTTTCCACTCGGCCGGGTTGTCGCCCGGGTGGAGCATCGACTCGAAGGCAGCTGCGAGGGCCTTCGCGTCCTTCTCGTCGAGCCGACCCGATCCGACACGGGTCCGGGATGGCCTGTGGTCCTTCATTCGCAGGACCAGGTCATACCTGGCCCAGCTCACTGGGCCTCCTCCCTGCGTCCTGTGCGTCTCGTGGCCCGCAGCCAGGACGCGCAGGTCGCGAGGGCGAGGGCCGCGAGGGCCCAGGTGATGGGGCCTCCGAGGGGCGAGATCCCCTGAAGGTCCAGGGCAACCCCCACGAAGACGATCATCAGGAGGACGGTCGTGAGGGACCGTCCGGGGAGGCCGTCGGCGTCGGCCCAGAGAACGAGGGCACCGGACGCGCCGAGGGCTCCCCAGGTAGCGGCCACGTCTCCCGTTCGTAGGGCGTACACGGCGACGGCCGCCGTTGTGGCCTCTGTTACGAGGCGCTCTAGTTGCACTGTCATTTCTGCCCTTTCGTGTCGTGCCCGTGTGACACTCACCATGTCACAAGTATTGCAAGTATTGCAAGCGTTGCGTGGACGTGGGAGACTCGGCGAGGAAGGAGAACCCCCGATGGGAGCAACCAGACCCCCCGCTGACGCGGGGGGTGACCTTTTGAGGGTCGGAGCAGTAGCACGCGCCCTCGGGGTCTCACCAGTCACCGTCTGGCGGTGGGCCAACAGGACGGTAAGGCCGCTGCCGTCTGTCCGGGTCGGCTGTGAACTCCGTTACCGGTGGGAGGAGGTGAAGGAATGGAACGAGACATGGAACGAGACGATGACACCATGACCGGTGATGATGTTTGGCTGACCTCGCAGCAGGCGGCGGATCTTCTCAGGATGACGCGCCCGGTTTTCACGCGGGCAGCCCTCCGGGACACTGCCGCGTGCACGCCGTGCCCGAGGACATGGTCCCCTGATCTGCACCGGTACCTGTACCGGCGTTCAGACGTACTGGCCTGGCGGAGATCACGGCCGGGGTGCGGCTGGTGGGGCCTCGACGATAGGAAGACTCAACCCCGGAAGCGCCGGACGAAGATCTGACAAGACGTAGGGAGCCCCTGATCTCATAGCGAGATCGGGGGCTCCCTGCGTGCGTTGCTGGTGTCAGGCGGTGATCACCGCCGCAGGATCGATGCCAGCGATCGCACGGAGGATCTTGTCCTTGTCCAACGGGTCGGGGCAGGTGAAGATCGAGGACCTGGGGTGATAGGTGACCCCGACCTGAGCTGTAGATATTCGATGCCGTTCCTTGCGGCCAGCGAACGAGACCACAGAGTATGGTTACAGCACAAGACAAAAAGTGGAGGCCCGGCATCCCTGGTAGGGGATCCGGGCCATGGTCAGATCGGAGCTGACATGAACCATAGTACCCGCGCATCCCGGATCGGTCGAGGCACACTCCCGGTCCGGTCGGATGCTGAGACCGGGCGGAGAGGCCCGGCATGAGCGTCGAGGCACTGGCGATCGTCCTGCACCACTCACGGTCCAGAGGCACCGACAAGGTCGTCCTCCTCGGGATCGCCAACCACGACGGCGACGGCGGGTCCTGGCCGACCATCGCGACGCTGGCCAAGTACGCGAACGTCGATCCCCGGAACGTCCGCGCGGCCCTGCGCCGCCTGGAGACTGCCGGCGAGATCCGGACTCACCTGGGCGATGGCGGGACTCGCCGGACCGCTGAGCATGAGCGTCCGAACCGGTATGAAATCCTCGTCCGGTGTCCGGCCGGCTGCGATGGGACGTCGCAGCATCGGACACCTGAACAGGGGGGGATGCCAGCATCCGGGGGGGGAGGATGCCAGCATCCGGGGGGGGGAGGATGCCAGCATCCCCCGAACCATCCTTAGAACCATCCGTAGAACCATCCACCCCCCAAGCCCCCCAGCCCACCGGCCCCACCGCACCCCAAGACGAGGCAACGGTGGTGGTGGAAGGATCAACGGGAAACCCCGCAACCCAGAACCCGACTGAGGCCGGGCACAGGGGAACCACTGCCCTCCTCGCTGAGGCGGTTGTCGAGGGTGTCGGTGACGTGGGCCGGTCCCTGAACCGGGGAGTCATCATCCGGGAGTGTGAGCGGCTGATAGCCGACGGGTGGACCCCAGGGACCATTTCCGCCGCCGTAGGTTCCCGGTCCTGGGGTTCGTGCCACGGTGGTGCTGTGGTGGCATGGCTTCGCGATTTGAGGCCGTCAGATCGGCACACAGCGGCCCACCCGGCTCCCGGTCCTCAGGCGATGTGCCCTGACCACCCGACCCACCGTGTCATCTGCTGCCCGGAGTGCGCCGGCAAGGGCGTGCCGGTGCCGGACTACGTCAAGGCGGCCCTCAGGCAGCGTCGGAGAGCCGCCGATCCCGAGCTCTGCTCTCCCTGAGCACGAGCACGTCGTCATTCGTCGCCTGCGGCCGCCAGCGACGGGTAGACGGACCGGCGGGACCGCGGAGACAACGGATTCTGACAAGGAGGAAGTCAATGGGCATCGACAAGACGGCCACCATCAACGAGACGGCCACTATCGACGAGACGGCCACCGTAGGCCCTTGGGTAAAGATCGGCCCCGGGGTCGAGGTGGGCAGGCGTGCGGTGATCTTCGCTGGATCTGACGTCGGGGAAGACACCAAGATCGAGGATGACGTCAAGATCGGGTTCGGGGTGAAGATCGGGGCAAGGTCGCGCATCGGCGCGAGCCTCGGGATCGGCTCCGAGATCGGTGATGACGTCGTCATCGATGGTGGCCACACGGACCTCGGGCATGGGCTCCGAGTCGGAGACGCGACGCATATCCATGACGCCGTTGTCGTCGGGATCGCCGTCCAGATCGGAGAAAGGGTCACGATAGGGAGGAACGCCCTCATCGGTAGTGGATCATTCGTCGGCTCCGGTTCGGACGTCGAGCGGAACGTGATCCTCTCGCATGGAAGTCAGATCAGCCGCGATGCGCACCTGGGGGAAGGTGTGACGACTCTCGACGGTGAGCGGCTGGGGCCGTGCTCGCAGGGATGACGTGGGGGCGTGTATTCCGCATTGACAATGACAGCCGCACGTGACAGTATGTGGACGTCGGGACGATGACGACGATGACGCGGAGGACACCATGATTGTTGGACCACACGCCACCGAATCCGATGAGACCGGGACGTGGATCATTGCCGGGGACGCCGACTGGCGCACCCCAGGGCTCCACAACACCTACCGGGACGCCCTGCGCGCAGCCCTGACCCAGCATCCTCGCAGCTGGGTCGAACTCGAACCTGAGGGATTCGTCGACGACCCCGAGTTCGGTAACGACGGGTTCTCTCCCGACGAGGACCGGCAGCGATTCCGCTCGAAGCTCGTCGCCATCGATTTCGACAGCGGATTCTGTGGCGGCGCGACGATCAGCACCGAGCTGACAGACGGGTCCGGAGTGAAGACGTTCCGAGTCCGGAATGAAGACATCGACCCGCTACGGGACAGGATGACGGACGTGTCATCGGCACTGCGCGGACTCGCCGCCGGGTCGGCGCACGAGAGGCCCGGTGAGGGTGACGGGGGGGACATCATCCGGGACGACATTGGCGACATCATCCCGAGGGCTGGGACCATCCCGCCCCACCTGAGCTAAGGGAGTAGTCATGCGGTCAGTTTGGATGTTCGACATCGAGTACCTTCTCCGTCGAGCTAAGGGAGTAGTCAGGCGGTCGGCTTGGATGTTCGACATCGAGTACCTTGTCGCTCCGGCCCCGGTGCTGGGTGATGGTGGGGTGATTTCTTGGGGGGAGCCGGATCCTGGCTATGCCGCGCTCATGCGGTCGCTCATGAGGGGTGGGGCCTTCATCGTGGCCTCCACCGACCTGGTGTCGAAGGACAAGGCTCAGGGGCTCCACGGCTGGCTGGACAAGCACCACATCCCGGCGGGCCTGACCATCGTGAGCAGTAACACCGACAGTCGTGACCATGTGGACCGGGCCAACGAGTGGCTCCGGGAAAACCTCTACCCCAGCGCCAAGGTGCTAGGGGCGTTCAGTTACGGATCTGGAAGTGCAGATCACCTACAGGTGATGTGATCACCCCTCGAAGGGCGCCCGCCGGAGTTCCGGCGGGCGCCCTTCTGGTTGCTGGCCTTCCGCATGTTCCTGGGCGTGTCTCAGCGTCTCAGGTTGACAGCACCTACGGCACATGACAGTATGTGGATGTCAGAACGTGAGCCGAGGAGGACACCATGAACGCCACCCCCACCGTCACCGACCTCATCAGCGACCTGGTCGAGGAGTACCTCAACGCCGAACTCGCGGCCCTCGGCGCCAACAACGGCGTCGCCGAGAACCTGGCGGTGGGACGCGTCACCTACACCCTCAACATCGGCGCCGACACCCCCATCAGCGCCAGCAACATCGACCCGGTGGTCAGCGAGACCATCGCCTACCTCACCGGTGACGAGGCGGGCGAGATCATCGAGACCGCGCTCGCCGCCTGATCACCGACGACACCGAAGGGAGGAGCCACCATGAGCGAGAAAACGGTGAGCGAGCTGATCGCCGGAATTCCGGCGACAGTGAACCCGGCCCAGAAGCCGGGGAACGCTCCCCGCGTCCCCGCCGACGCCCTCGACGCCGTCACCGTCATCGATGACGACAGCGTCGTCAGGAACGCCAGCTGGGGCTGGAACTACGACGAGGCTTTCCTCGCCGTGCTCCGCCCACTCTTCAAGTCCTGGGAGTACTCGACTCCGGGCTGGGTCGAGCTCCACCAGCTGACGCGCTGTCAGCAGGGCTACGTCTTCGTGACACCAACAGAGGCCACCGAGCTTAGGAAGCTCGTCCGCCGGTGGGCTACCCGCTACCGGAGAGCTGAAGCAGCACGCCGCTCGGCACGTTGAACCACCAGCCTTGCCACCGCCACCACTGAGGCGGGCGCCCGGAGTCAGACCGGGGCAAGGCGCCAGACCACAACACCACCAGAGAGGACACGACCATGGTCATGTACGCCATCGGCAAGGAGTACCACCAGGGGACCGAGATCGACATTTACGGTCCACTCACAGACTGTGAGATGGATCTCGCCGTCACCGACGCCGACACCGGCAACGGGTACGACGCCGAGCTGACCGTCCTACAGCTGTCGAACGGTTCTTGGGACGTCCGAGAGGCAATCCTCGGGCAGCTCGTCGGACGCAAGTTCGACAGCTGGGTGTACGACGAGGAACGGCAGATCCCCGTAGAGGGGACCGGACTGGAGGCCCTCGCCTCAGCCCTGGCTCAGGAGTACGGAGCAAACCAGGCCGTGATCCTCCGCGCCCTCCAGGCACACCCCGGCCCGGATGCCTGACCCCAGACCAGCCCTGGACCCCGCGCAGGACGCGAGCGGGACACCCGGAGTCGGACCGGGCCAGGGCACGACCAGCATCACCCCCAGAGAGGACAAGATCATGGTCATGTACCCCATCGGGGATCTCTACCACCCGGGAACCGAGATCCGCATTCGAGGCGGTTTCTTCAGCGACGTCCCACTCGCTGACAGTGAGGTGTCTCTCACCGTCGTCGACGCCGAGACCGGTGACGGCCACGATGTCGAACTGGCCGTCCTACAGCTGTCTGGTGGGCACTGGGACGTCAGAGAGACCGCGCTCACGCAGGTCATCGGACGTAAGTCCGACGGCTTGATCTTCGACAAAGAACGGCAGATCCCCGTGGAGGGGGCTGGGGTGGAGGCTCTCGCCTCAGTCCTGGCACAGCAGTATGGCGCCGACCAGGCCGTGATCCTCCGCGCGCTGAAGGCACACCGCCCCGCCCCTACCAGCACCGACCGTCAATGGCTGTGGCGTCTGCACGGGCTGTTGTCCGCCCTCGCCACCAAGCCGGAGCATCACGTCACCCTGGAGGCTCTCGGGGTCTACCTGCGGGAGATCCGAGAAACACCCCCCGCCCAGGAGGCACAGGGCCAGGCCGCCCAGGGCGCCCTGGGGAAATGCCACAGGTGCCACCGGGCCGTGCCTGAGGTCCCCGAACTGGTGTCCGCCCCCGACCCGTCCGCCGTCGAGTGGTGGCTTGCTGGCCCCGGCGCCTGCCCCGGGTCCGCTCCCTCCGACGACAATGAGGAACTCGCACCGCGTTGGTGGTGCGAGGACTGCCTACGAGAAGCCTCCTGGGAGATCTGACACCAGGCCAGCCCTGGACCCCGCGCAGGGACGTGAGCGGGACACCCGGAGTCAGACCGGGCCAGGGCACTCCTGACCACCAGCACAGAGAGGACATCACCATGACCGACAGCACCGACCGGCCCGTTTCGTACGCCTCCCCGGGGGCCCACGTGGCAGATCTGCTGGCCCTGCTCAGGCAGCTGCCCGCCGAGGCCGGACAGATCGACAGCATCGGTATCGCGACCTACCAGTGCCAGCCGGGATCCCCCTACCTGACCCTGGCCATGGCCTCTGTCGAGGCGGCCCAGGTGTTCGCTGACCGCCTGGGGGTCCCGCCGTCCAAGAACACGCACCCGCCGCTGACTCAATGGTCCGGGTCCGGGGCGCCGACACCGTGGGGGCACTACGCGGACGTCACGATCATTCACGACGCCCGGGTGCTGATCCAGCACCGCATCCCGGGTTCCAGCGCCATGATCGGCCACCTGGCCCGCCTGCACGAGGCCCTGACCGTCCCCGGGTCCCCCATAAACCTGGCGGACCTCTGGCACATCACGGTCACGGCCAGTGGCCTGTACCTGCAGACCACCAGCGCTGCCACCGCCAGGGCCCTAACTCCCCTCCTGTGCCCCGGCGCGTGCTGGCCGACAGCCACCGGTCTTAAGGCTGAGCAGGTCGCCAACGATGACACCATCATTACCAACTTCAGGGACCTGCGATGATCACCATGACTGATCTGTTCTGCGGGGCGGGCGGATCAAGCACCGGGGCCATGCAAGTCCCCGGCGTCCAGGTCCGCACCGCCGCCAACCACTGGACCCTGACCGGCCATGTCTGACACCGCCCCTGCCCCGGGGCGGGGCCTGAGCCGTCGCCCGCGGCCGGACTCGACGGCTACCCGCACCTGCGCGTGGTGCGAGGGCCCCCTGCCGGCCGCCGCCCGGTCCGACGCCCTGACCTGCTCGCAGCGTTGCCGGCAGGCCCGGGCCAGGTTCGCCCGGGTCGTCGGCACCGCCGGTCCTGCCTGCCCTGGGGGTCCTCGGCGGCTGGCCTACGCTGACCCCCCGTACCCCGGGCTCGCGCACTACTACCGGGATCACCCGGACTACGCCGGGGAGGTCGATCATGCCGTGCTGATCCGTCGGCTCTGCGGGTATGACGGATGGGCCCTGTCAACCTCGGCCAGCGCCCTACCCGCGGTCCTGGGCCTGTGCCCGCGCGGGGTCCGTGTCGCCGCGTGGCACCGGGGCCCCCGGCCTACGCGGTCCCGCAACCCCCTGACCGCGTGGGAGCCCGTACTGTATGTGCCGTCCCGGCCTCGTGACCCTGACGGGGAAGCAGTGCCTGACTCCCTCGTGCACGGGGTGACGCCCATGACTACTGTCCCGGGCCGTGTCATCGGCACCAAGCCACCGGTTTTCGCCCGGTGGGTCTTCGACCTGCTCAACGCCCAGCCCGGGGACACCCTGGACGACCTGTTCCCCGGGTCCGGGGTCATCACCCGCGCCTGGCGTACCTACACCGATCCGTAGGGGAATCCGCCTGGCCACAAGGCCCGATGGATGGTCTTGGACAGACGGAAGGCCCCACCCCGGGATGCTGGGGTGGGGCCTTCCGCCTGGCTGGTCAGCGGTCGTGGCGTCCGGTGACCTCGGCGACCTCGCGGTTGCCGTGGCGGTCGGGGTCGTGACGCTCGACGATCGCGCCGAGGTCGATCTCTTCGACGATCTCGCGGAGCGTCTCAAGCGCGATGTCGGTGTCGGCGGGGCCATACACGACGTCCCCGTTGAGGGAGATGCCCTCGGGGAAAGCCTCGTTGATCGCGTCCCGGTAGCCATCGACCATCCGGGCATAGCTCCCGGTGGCGGAGCAGCGCTCGCCGAACTCGACGCCGCCACCTGACAGGTAGTCGCTGACGCAGTCCTCGACCCGGAGCGTACTGGTGGCGATGTTGTTCCAGCTGCAGATCTCGCGGGTGGCGTTCATGGTGTCCTCCTGGTGGTGGTGGGGTGAACCTTGCCGACACCTGAATACTGTCAGGTGCGGCGGGCGTTGTCAACCATTACGCCGAGACATCTGGCGACCGCATCACGGATACATGACCAGGTGCTCTGACTGCCAGTCTCCGTCAAGGGGCTGGGTGAATGCCCCCAGCACCTTGGCGTCGGGGCTGAGGTTCTCCCGAAGCCACTCGTTGGCCCGGTCGAGGTGGTCGCGGCTGTCGGTGCTGCTGCTTGTGACTGCAAGGCCCGCCGGGATGTGGTGCTTGTCCAGCCAGCCGTGGAGCCCCTGAGCCTTGTCCTTCGATACCTTATCGGTGGAGATGACGATAAAGGCCCCACCTCTCATGATCGACCGCATGAGCGCGACATAGTTGGGGTCCGGCTCCCCCCAGTCAATCGTCCCGTCGTCGCTGCGGGTCGTGTACGGGGCGACGAGGTGCTCGATCTGGAACATCCATATCGATCTCATGATGACTCCCTTGGCTCGAATGCTGTTGCGCCAATACCGTCACGTGCTAGAGCAGCTATCAACGACAACTGAACGGCCTGGGGCCGGCAGTTTTTTGGGAGCCGTCGAGGGCCGGTCTGGCAGGCATAGCCTGTCATCGGGGGGCGGCGTTGCGTGCCTCGCGTTGACAGTGGGCACTGAGGGTGACAGTATGTGGATGCCAGTAAACGAGGAGGGCACCATGAACACCCAGGCCAAGACCAAGAAAAACTACGCTGCCGCGAATCTCACCAGAGCCGACCTGCCCGGCGCAGACCTGCGCCGGGCGAACCTGCTCCGCGGCAACTTCTCTGACGCAAATCTCACCGGCGCCAACTTGACAATGGCGACAGCGACCTCGGCCTCGTTCTACAGGACGAAGCTCATCAGCGTCTGCGCGCACAGCGTTCAGATGATCGCAGCGGATCTGATCAAAGCCGATCTGACCGGCGCGGATCTGTCCACCGCGAATCTCACCGGCGCCAAGCTCATTGCGGCCGACCTCGTCGACGCGTCCTGTTCAGGTGCCGATTTCACCGGCGCAGACCTCAGATGGGCCAACGCGTGGAAAGCGAAATTCATCTGTGCGAATCTGTCCGGCGCAGACCTGTCCGGCGCGGACCTGACCGGCGCGGACCTCACCGATGCCGATCTCCGGTGGGCGGACCTGTTCGGCGTGCAGTTCGCCGGGGCGCGCCTGTCCGGGGCCGATCTCAGTGGGGCACGACACCTGAGGGAGGGGCAGCTCACCGAGAAGCAGCTGGCCTCGGTGAGGTTCAGCTGACGGTGTGGTGGTGCCCCTGGCCTCGGTCAGGGGCACCACGGTTTTGGTGGTTCCCGTGTTCGCGTTGACAACGCCCGCCGCACCTGACAGTATTCAGGTGTCGGCAAGGTTCACCCCACCACCACCAGGAGGACACCATGAACGCCACCATCACCATCACCACCACCGCCACCGTCACCGAGACGACAGCGGACTTCCTCCGCGCCCAGCTCGGAATCGAGAACGACCGCGAGCACGCCTCCTGGATCCAGGACGCGACCTACCTGCTCACGCAGGCAGCGCGCGTGGACGCGGCCATCGCCGCGAACACCATCACCACGCAGGAATGGCAGGACGCCATTGACGAGACCTTCGACAGGCTAGAGGACATCAACTACGCGTTCCTCTCCGAGGACGCCCTCCACGACGTCTTCGATGGGGTGAGGCACTACGCCAAGATCCTCGCGGACGCCGCCTGACCAACTGGGGTGCCAGGGGCCCACCCCTGGCACCCCAGAACTCTTCCTGAGAGGACACCATGACCATCACCACAGCGCTGACCATGGGTGAGGCGCTCGCGAACCTCCCCACAGGCGATGGGTGGGCCATCACCATCGCCGAAAACGGCACCGCGTATCTGGAGATACGCAGGATCCCGCCCCTGAGCGTCCCCGTGGACACCTCGGGGCACCAGGCAGCGAACAGGGCAGCACGCCGGATCGCAGGGGCCCTGGGAGGGGCCCTGACCGGCATCAGCTCCGAAATGACCTTGGCCCAGTGGCCCGGCCTGGCCCGGGCACTGTATGAGGTGACCGTCACCTCGGACCAGGGCCTCCACGCCCTGGCTGCCCCCCTGGACGAGGGCAGGATCGTCGCGTCCCCTTGCTGGCCCGGTTCGCGCCGGATGATTCTCCAGGACCGGTCCGGTCGGAGACTCGGCATCTTGGATTCTCCGGCCTGACGTCTCCGCGAAGGCGCCGCCCTACCCTGACCGGTGGGGCGGCGCCTTCCGGTCTTCAGCTGCGCAAGGTGGACTTGGTGACAGCCCCGTTCCTCTGAGGTGTGCTCCGATAGTGCCGTGAAGAACCATCGACGCTACAGCGCTACAGCGACCCAGCGGACTGCCCTCCTGGCAGGAGGGAGACGGTGACACGCCTCAGCTGGCACGACCAGGCCGTCCCGTGGCAGGAGCGGAGCCGTCGCGGAACCCATTGGTTCGAGACGGACACGGCACAGAGATTCGACCTCGACGGTCGGGTCCTGTGGCGGACCGCGAAGGGGCGTTGGATCCTCCAGCAGGGCGACCGGTGGCAGACCGTCTGCGCTGAGGAAGCATCGGCTCTCCTCCTGAGGTGTGGGACCCCTGAGGCTCTCGGTGCCCTTAAGCAGTACCTCCTGAGGGCCCGCCATCGAAAACCTCGGGGGCTGGAGACGCGGATCATCGGGCTACCCGAGCATTACTGGGCAGGAGCGCAGGAAGCAGCTAATGAGGCGCAGGTGTCCCGGTCGGCGTGGATCAGGTGGGTTATTTCCGGTGGTGTGCGTGCTGCTGAGACCGAGGGCCTGGTCCTGGCCGGTGGCCCGGGGGATCTCGTGTCGTGGCGTGCGGCCGGGATGTCGCATGAGGTGATGGCCCGCCGGTTGTCGGCGGAGTCTGGGCTGGGGGTATCCGCGTCAGCGGTGAGGCGCCGGTTATTGGAGTTGGGGGTGTCTGGCCGGTGTCTGCCGGCAGGACGACGTCGTCATGTGGTGGTCCCGGATGAGCTGTGGGGGCGGGTGGTGGCGGCTGCTGGGGCGGAGTTTCTGTCTTCGCCGCAGTGGGTGCGGCTGCTGCTGGGGCGGGCTCTCGACTCCGACGGGTGACAGAACCTACGCGATGTGACACAATGTTGTCGTCACCCGTTCGGGGAGCACAAGGAAGGACCACGCCATGACAACACCCCTCCCGCCCGGTACCGAGGGGCTTCTCACCTCACAAAAAGCAGCTAGACGGGCACGCCTGGCGGTGAACACTTTCTACCAATACGCGCAGAGAAGTGGGCTCGTCCCAGCGGCCACGGTCGGCCGCATCAAGCTGTACCGTCCCGAGGACATCGACGCCTGGGTGAAGCGCCCGAGCAAGCCACGGGGACGTCCGGCCGGGCTCGCCACAAGGACCACGGTCCCTCCCGGGCATGTGACCTCGGTCGAGATCATCGCTGCCTTGTCCGCAGCCGGGATCGCCGTGGACAGGAAGACCATCCCGACCTGGGTCTGCCGCGGGCTCTTCCCCCGCGCCGATGTCAGCAGGAAAGGACACCCCTCCTGCTGGCGCGCAGAAAGGGCCGAGGCCGGGATCGCCGAGGTCCTCCGGAGAAAGAGGAAGAGCTGATGGACTCCCCAATACTGCGCCGAGTTCTGGCCGAGGCTTCCATCCTGACCGGGATGATGGCCCATCACTCGCGCCGGAGCAGTAACCATGATCAGAGTTGGGGAACGCCCCTCCCTGGTGGTCGCCTCAGACCGCCCGCTGGACGTCTCAGCTGCGCTCGCCGTGTTCGTCGGGAACGTCCTGAGTAGCGACGCCTCGCTCAAAGTGACGGTGAGCCACCATTTCGACGAGGAGGACCAAGCATGACCAGCACCAGAGTGATCTCTCTTGATACTGAGACTACGGGCCTCGACTACCAGGCGTCCGTCTGGGAAATCGCTGCTTGCCCGTGGGACCCGTACTACGGCCCTGGGGAGGTGGCTTCCACCTTCGTCCAGCCCAACGACCCGGATGACTACAAGCGGCTGCCCCGGGCGTTCCGGGAAGATTACGAGGCCCGCTACAACCCTGAAACCGCCCTCACCAAGACCGAGGCAGTCATCTGGCTGGAGCAGATCTTTGCCCCAGGACCGGACGGCCAGAAGCCGATGCTGATAGGGGCAGTTCCCTGCTTCGATGAAAGGGTTCTCCGCCAGTCTCTCCCCGGGTTCACACCTCCCTGGCACTACCACGTCCAGGATGTTGAAACGGCAGCGGTCGGATATCTCCGGGCGCTGGAGCGGCTGCTGGCGTTGCCGGGTGTCGTGCGGGACGGGATCCGCCGCGTCCTGACCCCGCCGTATGACTCGGCGGTCCTGTCGAGGGCCCTCGGAGTCGAACCGCCTGGACCCGGGTCCAGGCACACCGCCGGCGGAGACGCCCGCTGGGCGGCAACCCTGTGGGACGTCGTGCACCGGGGAGACCCACGTGGAATACCCCGGCACTGGGAGTATGCCGGGTCCTGGACCATGGTCGGGCCCCTGCCACAGCCTGAAAGCGGTGGGCCCCTGCCGCTGGTCCGCCGCGGGGGGGATGCGACAGGACGGGCAGGGGCCCACGGTGAGGCTGCTGCCTACCGGGGGGGGATAGCAGGAGCCTCGGGGACCGCCCCCAGCGACACCATAACTGAAGGATGAGGTAGATCCGTGACATCCCCAGCCGGTCTGCGATTCGCTGCCAGCGTCGCCGAGGCAGCGGCCCTAGCCCTGTCCGACACCGGCGAGGTCGTCATCGACGGCGCCACCTGGAAGATCACTTTGGGCGTTGGAAGCCCGGGCGGGGGCTATGGCCTGTCGCTTCTCTGCGTGGACTCTGGTGGAGGGCACGCCCCGGCGGAACGCCGGTGGATCACTCTCAGGGCCTCCTCCGGGCGACGGGGCTAGGACGGCGTCAGCGTAGGCGGCCGGTTACTGACAGTCGGTGACCGGCCGCTACCGTGCCAGGTAGTCCTAGCCTGGGGAGGCGTTCAATGCGGCAAGTCGAACATCTGCCGATGGACCAGATCAGGGGTGCCGAGCGGAACCCCAAGGCTCATGCTGGTGAGGAAATCCAGCGGTCCATCTCGCATCACGGGCTCGCCGAGCTCCCGCTCCTGGACGGGCGCACCGGAAGACTCGTGGCAGGGCACGGACGGTATGCGCAGCTGGTAGCGATGCGCGACGCCGGGGACCACCCGCCGGACGGCGTGATCGTGGACGACTCCGGTGGGTGGCTGATCCCAGTCATCACCGGCTGGTCGTCAAGATCAGACGCTGATGCTGAGGCGTACCTCATCGGTTCGAATCGGATCACCGAACTCGGAGGATGGGACACTCACGCTCTCGCTGACGTTCTGGATGATCTGCGGGAAGCAGACCTTCTCGCGCTCGCTGGCTGGGACGCTGATGACGCCGCCGAGCTCCTCCTGGGACTCGATGACGTGGATTCTGGCCCCGGTTATCTCCTCCCGGGGGAGGAGGGGAACCCCTACACGACTGCCGTGAATGTTCCCCAATACGAAATTACTGGGGCCAAACCGGCCGTATCGGAGCTACGCGAGGAGGCTAAAGCTGACGCGCTCCGGGAAGAGATCCGGGCCGCGGACCTAGATGATGACGTCCGTGAGTATCTGCTGGCAGCAGCAGCGCGGCACACCGTCTTCGACTACGGGAAAGCTGCCGAATTCTACGCTCACGCGACGTCGGAGGTGCAGCGACTCATGGAGGAGTCAGCCCTCGTGATCGTAGATGATGATGACGCCATAAGAAATGGGTATCTGAAGCTGACGCAGCGGCTACTCGACCTAAGGAATGGGGACCACGGCCCAGAGTCGGACTCGGAGGCGGACGGTGGGTGATCACAGTAAGTTCGCGGTCTTCATTCTTTCTCATGGCCGCGCCCACACCATGTCAACGCATCGCGCCCTAAAAAACTGTGGGTACACTGGCCGCACTTATATCCTGATTGACAACGAGGATCCTGACGACGATGCCTATCGGGAAAAGTTTGGGGCCGAGAACGTACTGGTATTCGACAAGGAAAAAATAGCTCAAACATTCGATCTTGCCGACAATACGGGTGACCGTAGGGCAGTGGTTTTCGCCCGTAACGCTGCTGTCCGTGCGGCCCGTGATCTCGGCCTGGATTATCACCTGCAACTCGACGATGACTACACCACTTTCACCTACCGCTATGTCGATGATGGTGGCGTGTTGAGGGGTATCGTAATAAGGTCGCTGGACGGTGTTTTTAAGGCGATGCTAGATTTTCTTGACACGCTTCCACCATCCAGTGTTATTGCGTTCTGTCAGGGCGGAGACGCGCTGGGTGGTATCAGGGGAGGATTCCCCAAAGAGGTAAAACGCAAGGCAATGAACTCGTTGTTCATCCCCTCAACAGCTGACATCACCTTCGTGGGCAGAATCAATGAGGACGTCAACACTTACGTCACTGAAGGATCACGCGGGCGAATATTCTTGACGATCCTTAGACTACAGCTCGACCAAACAGACACACAGGAGGGTTCCGGTGGGATGACTGGCATCTACGAGGGATCCGGAACGTACGTTAAAAGTTTCTACACCGTCATGATGCACCCTTCGAGCGTGCATGTCTCCATCATGCCGTCTAAATATCAGCGGTACCACCACCACATTGATTGGGGAAGAACCGTCCCGAAGATCGTTTCCGGGGTCTATCGGAAACCGCGATGACCGAGGGCGACCGCGCGGACCGCGCCCTGTCGATGCGCCGCGCCGGAGTGTCTCTCCGGCAGATCGCACAGGTCTTGGGCTACGAGGACGCGGACGCCGTCCGTGACGACGTCCGCTCGGCCAGTGGTGGCATGGTCCGGGTCGAGGATGAGCGGGACCTCGACGCCGATCGCCTGGACAGGCTCCTCGTCGGCCTGTGGCAGCGAGCAACGTCCGGAGAGGACCCTGCCGCTACGAAACTCGCGAAGGAAATCATCGAGGCCCGGGAGCGGCTGCTGGGGCTGCGAAGAGCCCCGCGGCAGGACCCCTGACGTGGGATGATTACTGGTGCGGGCCCCGGTTCGGCGATGCGGCGGGGCCCGCAGGCGTCCCTAGCGCTGTCTCTGGGTGAGACGCCGGACGTAGCTGGAGCAGAGAACACCCCGGATCGTGGACGGCGACCAGGCAGCCCCGCCCCGGATGGTGGGGACTCCGGTTTCGTTCAGTGTCCGGGCGATTCTCCAGGGTGAGACCCCGGCCGCGGTCTGTCCCAGGATCAGGTCCAGGGCCGTATCGGAGATGGCCCTTGGCCTTCCGAGGATGGCTCCTGCTGCTCGTCTCCGGGCGAGACCGGCCTTGATCTGGTCGGAGCGTAGCTGCCGTTCTGCGGTTCCCACCCCAGTACCGTACCGAGCTGCGTTGTCTTGGCGCGTCCTGTTGGGCTGTTGGCGGTCCTGCCCTGGACTGTTCCGGGCTCTGCGGGTTGGTGCTCGACACCGGACGGTTCGTGCCCTCACGGTCACCAGCAGACACTTAAGATTACTTTCTGTGACGAATAGTGACCGGTCCTGTGAAGCCTGCGGAGCAGCAGACCCCGGCGGAACTATCTGCCGTCCCTGTTCCAGGAACCTCGCCGTTGCCCTCGACTCTGCTGCTGGGCTCCTGCGAGACCTGGAGACGAACCTTGCTCGGCAGGCCACCAGGAAGAATCCCGGCCCCGTCCTGCCCCAAGCGCCCCTACGTCTCGGCACCGCTGAGGTAACGACTCTGACCTCGACCGGTATCGAAGACTTCACCGAGACAGCCTCCGGCCTGGGGTTTACCCCTGGCCCCGGCGGGTGGTGGGACCCTGAAGCCGTGGCTGCCACCGCTGAGGCCCTCGGTTACCCCTACGTCCGGGAGATTGTCCTTCACGCCGAGCTCACGGCCTCGGAACAGTCTTCGCCCCTGGATACGGCGGCCCTCGACGCCCGGACCGGTCTCGCGCTTGCTGTCCGCCATTGGTCGAGGGCTCTGGCCTCGGATACCGGGACGGACCCGGGTCGTGATCCGGCGCGGTGGCTCGCTGCCCGGGTGCAGCTGGTGCGTCAGCGTCCGTGGGCCGGGGAGGCTCACCGTGAGGTTCTCAGGGCGGTTGGTGTCGCGGTCCGTGTCGTGGACGTGGAGCAGCCGGAATCCACTGTCGGACCGTGCCCGTCCTGCGGACGTGCGTTGACGGCCCAGCGTGGGGCCGTGGTGGTGGAGTGTCGGGGATGCCGGACGACGGTGGACGTCGTGACGGCGAGGGACGCCCGGCTGAGGGAGGCTGAGGACCGGATGCTGACGGCGCGGCAGATAGCGGCGGCGATGACGACGGGGTTGAGGTCGGTGACTCCGGCGATGATCCGCGGGTGGGTGTCTCGTGATGCGAGGTCCGGCGGTGGGCTGCGCCCAGCGGGGTACAACGCCGCCGGTCAGCCGATCTACCGGCTGGGAGACGTCATAGTCCGGTGGGGGCGGGCCCAGGGGGTCTCAGTCGGTGAGGGCTCCTCGGGAAACGATTGACACGGCCTACAGGACGTGACACTATGTGGGTACACCACAAGCCACCGGCGCCCGCCCCGTGACCACTGACCAGGGCGGGCGCCGGCCCCAACTCCACGAGGGGAACGCCTTGGACACCTACCCCAGCATCAGCGCAGCGGCACGGGACGTCGCCCCAGCCATCGGGGGATGGGCCATCACCCGTCTCCCCGGCACCGTCGGTGGGCGCTCTCACTACCAGAGCGCAGAAGCCATCCCCCAGCACAACGGAACCGCTGGGATACCAGCTCAGACCCTCGAAACCATCGAAGTCATCGAGCTGGCCCTCGGCCGGATCGGCTTCAAGATCGCAGCCGTAACCTCGGTCGGGATGAGCCCGGTAAACGTGCGGTTCGCCTGCGAGGTACCCGGAACAGACCCCGACTCCGGCGGGAGAACAACCGCCGCGCTCGCCGACGCCGGGTTGACCCCTGAGCCGCCCCAGGAACACGCCCCCTGGGCTATAAACATCCCTACACCACCCGGGTACGCGATCCTCACCGCCACTCCCAGCAGGGTCATGGAAGGTCCGGGGCCGGTCCTTCTGTCCCGGGTCTTAAGCCGCGCCCTGGGTGGGAAGTTCAGGTTCGCCGACTTCCTGCGTACCGACAGGCACGTCAGCGCTCCGGTAGCGCCGGTCACCCTCGACGACCTCTCCCGGGCCGCAGGTGCCAATGTCGAAGGCCGCCTGTTCTTCGTTATCGCTGAAGCACTCGGCGCGACGCTCGTCGGAGAACCGGCCGCCCGCCCGCGCGGGAAAATCGCCTTCGCCCTGAAGTACCCGGACGACCCGAAGACCCGCTACTTCAAGCTCGACACGACCGGAGAAATCACGAGGGAGGAGGCGTGATGCAAACACTGGCAGCCGCCATCGAAACAGCAGGAGTCCGAAACTACTGGTCAATCTGGAAGCGGGCCGGTGACAACGGCTACCACCTGGAATCAATCAGAAACTGCCTGGTTCCACCAGCACACGCCGACGACCTGACCACAGTGCTCACCCACCTGGCCTCGAAAGAGGAACTCGCCGTCCTCAGCCTCGACCTCTACACCGGCGAGGGAGGCCGGCTGACAGTCGAGGTCGAGGTCGGGGTCTGGCCCTCCGACCCTGACTCCGGCGGGAAGGTGACCGGCGCGCTCGCTGATGCCGGGTTCACGGTGACGGCAGAGACCCTGTCCGCGATACGGGCCGAGTACCGGGAGGTGTCGCTTCTGGTGCTCTCGTCCTGGCCGTGCTCCTGTACGAGTAAGGCCACTGACCCTTCATGCCCGCGCTGCGGCCTACCGGTCGCCTGCCACGTGCATCCGCCGTTCACCTACGGGCCGGACGACGGGCCGGACGGCCGCCGGTGAACCGCTCCGACGTCTACTCGTCGTGGGCTGAGGCCGCCGAGGCCGCCCTGCCCGGCCCCTGGACTGCGCGGCAAGAGACCAGGACGACGTACTACCTGCTGCGTCCTGGCACCTACTACCTGAGAAGGCGCCCCGGCATCTACTTCCTGAACGGCGGGCCAGCACACCGCGGTCCGTGTCCCATCGTCCACCGGGCACCGCTCGTCGTAACGGCCCTCGTCCGTGAGGTCACGGCAGCGATCGAAAAGGTTCTCACCGTGAGAACGGTTTCCCTCACCGTGGAAGGACACCTCAACATCGTCACCAGGTACAGCCAGAAAACATCTGAGACGACCAGAAACATGCTGGTCGAACTAGCATCCACGGGATTCGCCGCAGAGCACGCCGGAAACAAGATCGTGGTCTCGCAGCGCATCGGCAGCACAGACGTTGTCGCTGCCCGGATCTTCCCGGACTACTCAGCACTGTCCTGCCCCTGAAAGCCGAGAGGACACACCATGACCAGAAACCCCTACAGGTCTAGGCACCCCTACGGGCCACGCCACCACTGGACCGAGGAGACCGACGCCGACGGCCGTACCACGTGGAAACGGTACGCCTGGGACGCCAAGGACCTCGCCTCCCACCTCGCCGACGCTCTTCCCGGAGGGAAACACGCCGTCGAAGAAGCCGTTGTCTTCTATGACGACGCCCATTCCCCGCCAGTGTGGCTGATCACCGACCAGCGCCGGAGAGAACTCCGGTCGGCTCAGACAGCGCTCGCCGCGCACCTCGCCGCTCCCCCCACAACGGGGCTCCACCCCGAGACACAGGGGCCCGGCGACATCCTCGACACGGCAGGGTTCGAGGAGGCGATCGCTCTGGCGCTCGCCGAGGCCCTCACGAACTCCGGGACCCCCACCACCCCAGAGCAGGCCAGCCGAGACCACAGCGACGTGATCATCACCGGTGCGGTGCGTATCGCCTGCGCAGTCGAACTCGGCCAGGACGACCGGGGCCTGACCCCGGTCAGGGTTCTCACCAGAGACTCGAACCCAGAGGAACACCATTACTACTGGGTCCTCGCCTGGCCCACCACGGCCAGGGGGCTGTACATCCGCATCTGTGACCCGACGCTTTCCGTCCCTACCTACGCGGTTATCACCGGCTCTGGACGGGCCCTCCGCTTGGGGTTTCTGTCTCGTGAGATCGCGGCCGAGTACGCGGCAGCCATCGCCGAGGCCGTCCCTCGACTCGACTGGCGCGTCCTCGGGCCAATCGCCGACGCGCTCCCCGACCTGGTCAGCGCCCTACGCGCCGAGGACGAGCACTGGACCGAGAACGGGCGCACCCTATGACCCTCACCGGCCGCGAGGCCGCCGTCCGCGCAGGGCTCGCCTACGCCACCTTCGTCAAGGCAGCCTACGAGGCCCGCCGCCGAGGACTGGTCATCGGGGAAAAAACCGCCGACAACAGGTGGACCTACACCACCAGCGACCTTAAGGCCCTGGCCGCAGCCCGCCGCCGCCCCAGAGAACCACGCCCGAACTGGGGCAGGAGCCTCAGCACCCCACCCTGGGGCATCCAGCAGCAAGACAGCGACCTGCCCCTGATCCTCCCCCACGAGGCAGAGAGCCTCGGCCTCATCACCTGGCAGCAGATCAGCGAACGTTGGCCATCGGCCCAGCGGAACACGTGGAACCGCTGGGCCGCCCTCGGATGGGCCCCAGCCCCCCAGGGCCGCCTCTCAACCCAGGGACTCCCGTCCCTCTGGGACAAGCACCAGGCCGAGGACCTCGCCGCCCTCGCCGGCTGGATCACCAAGGAAGGAAACACGTGCTGACAACATTCTTGGCGCTAGTTCTCGCTGGAGCCATCAGCTCCTTTCTCACCTGCAAATGGTGCGGGTTCCCCCTCGCATCACCCCCGACGGCAGCAGTTGCTATCGGGGTTCCGGGGCTCGCTTTCCTCGCCGAGATCTCTTGGTCCCTGGGAATGGCCAGGTGGATTCTCATCATGGGGTTCTCAGTGTTCTTCTATTCGGTGCTCATAGGCTTGCTCGTCGCATCCTATGAGCATGAGCACCGGAAGCGCTGAATACGAACAGGCCAGACGACCGTGGTGCCAGGCAGTG